CTCTTGCGTATGCTCTTGCCGGCATTGAACTTGCCTCTGGTCTCCTTGGCGCCCCGGCTTCTCCCCTTGCGCCTCAGGACCTTCAGATTCCCTTTCTCCAGATACCCGTCGTAGAGCCATCTGTAGATCGTCCGGAATGATGGCATCCTCAGGTGACATGGTGTGCAGGAGATCTGCTCGGGACTCCAGGTCGCCTCAAGCCGTCCCTCTATGTATCCGATGACCTCCTGGTTCCAGTACATGCCCCTGTGGCAGTACATCCTTCGATTCCTGTACTTCCTCTGCGCCGTGTGAGGGTAATACCCATAGATGTCACTGACGAATGTGCAGTTCCTCCTTATCTCCCTCGATACGGTGCTTGCGCTTCTTCCTATCCCCCTGGCTATCGCTCTTATGCTCAGCCCCTGCTTGTAGAAAGAACGTATGCAACAGCGTTCATCTATGCTAAGATGTCGGTAGTCCATGTTTCATTCCTTTTCTGATTTTTTGTTGGTAACTCAAATCATACTATGGAATTGAATTCATGGACCTTTTTTTGCTCCACTGTTGCACTTGAAAGTATAATTCACCGGGCATGAAAAAACCCACCACATTTGTGATGGGTTCTACCTTGACCTTGTGGGTCTGTGCCTATTATTTGGGCATAAAAAATCCCCTAGCTGCGTATGACAACTAGGGGAGTGTGCGACAAGAGTGCAGTCATTCCTCTGCCTCTTTCTCCATCCTTTCCGTGACAAGTTCCTTCAAGAATGCGTTCGATGGGGTGTGCCTTTCCATGTAGTCTATAAGCTTCTGCTCTGATACTCTGCTACACCTCATCGTGTATGACCTCTTGTTTTCCCTCTGCCATTTGTTGCGTGTGGCTATGTACTTGTCCTTCGACATGCCGACCTCCTCGGACTTGATGATATCAGCATTAGTGAAGATTGTACACTTCCTTCGCCTTGCCATCCCAAAGCCATGCAGTATGGTACTCTTGAGGCTTGAGATACTCATGGTCTGTGCCATAGTTGTAGATTTTCCTCTTCATCAACGGCATAGGCTCTTCTCTGTTGGTCTTCCAACTGTACTGTGTGCGAGTAAGACTGGTAGGTCTGACATCATGTGGTGTGTCATAGTAGATATGCCCATCAGTAGAGTAGTATCTCGTTTCACTCTGCAAGGCTCTGAGTGTAGCCATGCCCTTCTCAGATACTGATACGACCTCGTAGAAATCGTAGTCCATAATCTCGCACCCATAGGTGAATTTGCTCTGAATGATAGAGCCTTTCTGAATTCTTGCCATAAATTTCTCCTTATAGCTTTTGATTTTTTTCTGCCACAAGGGCATATAAAAACCCACCACATTTCTGTGATGGGTTCGATATCTGACCTTGTAGGGTTTTGATCAATTCTGCTTGACATCATCAGAGCCGAAGTACTTCTCGTACAGAGCCTCTGTCTTGGCTGTCCTCTGTGCAGAGGCTACTCCGTAGAGGATACTCCACAACCTAGCAATGTCGAGGACAGTATTTGCGAATTTCTTGATGGCCTTCTGATAATCCTTGTCAAGGACATCGATGTTCTTGTTGGCTCTTTCCTCTTCCTCGGACATGGTCTTCTCTTTGCCCTTGCCCTTGTTCTTCTTCAACTCGCCAACAACATCCCACTTGATGCCGTCATCACCATCCTTGGTGCAGAGAATGCCATAACCCTTGAGGTTAGCACCACTACAGAGGATACCACTTTCCTTTTCAGCCTTCTCAAGGATTGTTGTTGAGATGAAGTTGGCCTCAAACCTAGCAAGTAGCTTGCTGGCCTCTGCTTTCATCTGCTCGGCCTTCTCATCTTCCAGCAATTTCTGTCTGTCTGCCTCGATATCCTTGGCTTTCTCGGCCATATCGTTGCGAGCCTCAATCCTTCTCTGCTTGGCATCTGCATTCTCGACAACAACCTTGCCGACCTTCTTGAGGTCTTCAGTCTGATTGACCTTGTTGATGGTCTTCTGCTCAACTGTCTTCTGCTCGATGTTCTCATTCTTCTTCATGGTTTTTTCCTTTCGGTTGCCTTTCGCAACCATTCAATAAAAATAACCCTTCCATACGGAAAGGCTTATTTGGAAGGCTGGCTTAAATCTGCCTTGACAGAGCCAGCCGTCCAATAAACCCTTTCGCTTGCGATTAACTCTTAGATTTTAGAAGGGCCGTTTCACCAATCCTCGTGTACACGTTTGTCAAATCCATGACAACCTCGCTGGTGCTTTCTCTTCGCACCCTCTGACCTTACTTGGTAGAGTCTTTTACAACTGGCCTCAACTGGAGCAACAACCTCGCACGATGTCTGATTGTTGGTTTAAAGTCTGCAAATTACCATCTATTTCATGCCGACCGATTTTAATGTGGTAACGTATGAGCAAGGCTACATCTCACTCCCCACATCGCTTGCCGATATGCTACATCCTCTTTACGCCCTTGCACTTTGACCGAAGGCTCATGACCTTCAAAGCTACTTGCTCCGTTTGCTCCGATTATCTACACATCGAGGTCTGCCGTCCGTTGTCTGTCACCCAACATCCGCGAGGCTTATCCTTTCGGCCTCCGACCTAGCACCCTACGTTTAACTGTAACATGGTGGCTGGTGGTCAACCACCACAACTACAGACAAGATACACCCATTCGCTTTTTTGGTCAACCACCATTTGAAGAATTTTTTTTGCCACCCTCTTTCGGCTCGTCCTATGGTGTTAATCTCATACCGATTGCGTATGTGCGATGGCTCTTCACCACCTAGCGTTAATTCATACCGATTGCGCACGCACGATGGCTTGTCCTTCCTCTTGGTGTTAATTCATACAAGAACACACACGCAATGCTCGGCTCGTCCCTCTAGTGTTAATCTCATACCAAACACACGCATGTTCTCGGTCAGTCCCTGTTACCAAGACAAGTAACTGCACATAAGCACAACCCCAGGATCTCACCAGTCTCATATCGCGCGCCTCCCATCCCTCTCAACATCCCAAAACATCCCAAACTCAATTCCGTTTTTCCGTTTCGCTTGCTTGCCTTGCCGTAGCCCAAACCCCGTCACAACAAGCACTTGCAGATCAAAAATGGAAAACTGCACGAGGTCAAAGGGGTGACCCCCACCCGACCGTTTGGCGACCGTGCGCGCGGTGTTTAGGTGCTTCCACTTTGCGAAATTTTTCCATAGGGAACTGCATAGACCCTGCATCTGGTGGAAATATTTATGCAAAAGGCACAGGATTCTCCGAGGTTGTATCTTTAATGAGTGGATATTTTCTGCATAAAGGGGGTTTTGGAGGTGTCTTTCCGTGCCGAGAGGGTTGATTTTGGGGTGTTTGTACGCTAGATTTAGTGTTGTGAGATAAGGAGAGGTACTGTATCTAGGTATTCTCTCCTGTATTCGGAGGTTTTGATGGGAAAGGTCACGAGGTACAGCGATCTGAGTCCGAAGAAGAAGGCTTTCGTCGAGTATTACATAAAGAGTGGTGAGATAACCAACTCTGTGTTTGCGGCTGGGTACAAGCAGGACTGTGACAGGACGAATCCGAAGGAGAGGGATCTTGCATACTCAATGGGCAAGAGGATGCTGAAAGACCCTTTGGTTCACGAGTACATACAGATGAACAAGCCTCTTCCGATACCTGCACAGGGTGTGATAGACGAGCCGGCGATCGTGGAGAGGATGTTCCTCATAATGATGGGGAGGACACAGAGGACAGCGTTCACGAAGAAGGGAGACCCCATAATCGAGGAGCCTTCATTCAGAGACCAGACGGAGGCTGCCAAGGTTCTTCTGATGATAAAGAAGATGCAGGACAAGCATGTTCCGATTGAGCAGAGGTCTACCCTCGTGTCGAAGAGGCTGGACGAGCTGATCGCATCCACGCAGACGGGTTATGAGGTTGCAGATGACGAGGTCTGAGAGGATAAGGAGACAGCTGAACTACCACAGGAAGGTGGAGAAGGCTTGGGCGAAGGCGAAGGAGTTGGGCGAGGAGGTGGGCTTCGTCCGTAAGATGGTCACCTCGGACATATACTTTCTTCTATATTATATATTGGAGAGGAGAGACGTCCTGTGCGAGGAGTGGTGGGAGAACGACCGACTCACGATAGATGGGGTCGATGTCCCCAAGGGCGAGGGTGACGAACTGGTCAAGGACTCCACCGGCGAGGTCATCGAGGACTCCAGAAGAGGCAGGAGATGGAGATGGTACAGACCGTTCCTCTTCGAGAGATGCCAGGAGGTTCAGAGAGAGCCTGACGGATATCTGGACATATGGGCCAGAGACCACTACAAGAGTACGATAATAACCTATGCACTCACGATACAGGAGATACTCAAGAACCCCGAGGTCACGATCTGCATCTATTCCTACAACGTTTCTACTGCACAGAAGATGCTGGTGCAGATAAGGACTGCTCTTCAGAACTCGACTTTGGTCTCGTGCTTCCCGGAGATACTCTTCACCAATCCGAACGTATCGTCATGGAAGGACGAGCAGGGCAACTCACACAAGATGGAGTGGTCTAACGACGGCTTCACTGTAAAGAGGAGAGGCAATCCGAAGGAGCATACACTTGAATGCTCTGGGTTGGTCACGGGTCAGAAGACAGGTGGACACTACAATCTACTGATATACGATGACACAGTGACCCCAGAGTCCGTGGCAACAAGGAGTCAGATAGAGAAGACAACCTCACAGTTCGAGATGTCACTCAACACAGGTTCGACAGCGAACATGAGGATAAGGATGATAGGCACTCGATACGCTTTGGGTGACACATACGAGAAGATCCTCAAGGACGGGACTGTCAAGCTGAGAAGGTATCCGTGCGTTGATTCGGAGGAGCATTCGGTTCTCTATTCGGAGAACGTCCTCAGATGGAAGCTTTCGAGGATGCACGGAAGTGTCGTGGCGACACAGATGTACTGCGACCCACAGGCGAACTCTGCCTTCAACTTCCTTGAGGAGTGGATACCACCGAGGCTGAAATCCACCGAGATAGTGCTGGACAACTGGAACTGGTACATAATAGTCGACCCAGCGCAGAAGGTGTCGGATGATGCCGACTACACGATAATGTGGGCAGTCGGTGTGAGTGGAAAGGGCGATGACAAGACCTACCTTTGGGCAGACCTCATAAGGGACAAGCTTTCGTTGGACGGAAAGCAGAAGGCTCTCTTCGACATGGTGGCCAGGTTCACCAACAGGAGGAGAAGACCCACAGTCTTCTACGAGAGGGTCAGTATGCAGTCCGACATACAGCACTACCAGTATGTGATGAACCAGACGGGGTATGTCTTCGACATCCTTGAGGCGAGCGGAAAGCCGAAGCTGAACTACGGCATGACGGCTTCGGGGAGCAACCTCAAGTACAAGGATCTGAGGATATCGGCAATCCAGCCTACCCTCAAACAGGGCAGACACAGGTTCGTTGACAAGGCTGTGCATACGAACTGGAAGGGCGATGAGGAGGACATGCTCGCATCCTTCTTCGAGGAGGAGTACCTCAAGTATCCGTTCGGTGAGCATGATGACGGACTCGATGCCATGTGCCGTTCTGTGGACTTGGATGTGGGAGTCCAGCTTGTCGGATACGACATGTTCGGTGAGATGAACAGGAGAAACGCAGAGAAGAAGCCTAAGACTTTGGACTATTTCTCCAAGGAAACGTATCAGCCATATAGGATTATGTTGACATAGCAACAGTTCTGAATTAGGATACCACTAGGTGTAGTGTTCATGTTTCACGTGAAACGCTACATGTAGAGGGTGCAATGAAGAACGACGAACTGCTCAAACAGCTTCTGAGAAGGTACGAGAGCCTCAGAACGATCAGAGAGCGCAACGAGAAGGAGCGCTGGATGGCTATGGCTGTCGTGAACCACAGGACGAAGTCGGCCTCTCTGACCGAGTCTCCAGTACCTGACATCATCAGACACACCTCTGTCCCGCAGAATGCCGTGGATGACTTCGTGAACTACTTCGTCGGAAACCTCGTGTCTCCCAACATCCCTTGGCTTGGGATGCACTACGAGTCCAACGACCTCGTGGAACAGGATGACATGGTCGGTGCGAACGAGTACATGGGAAGGGTCACAAAGGCTCTCAACTCCGAGTTCGGCTCGACCAACTTCTATCCACAGCACAAGCTTTCGGTGAAGGACAGGATCTCCGGCGCACTTTCTGCGATAATGGTAAGAAGCAGCGCACCATCCAATGCATCAGCAGAGGAGAAGCGCAAGGCGAGGACTGTCTACACCACTCTCACACCTTGGCAGTTCTGGGTTGACACTAACCAGTTCGGTGAGTACGACACCCTCTTCTACAGGAAGACGATGAACGTATCGCAGGCATACGAGATGTTCGGTGAGGAACTGCCGAAGTGGATGAAGGGCATACTGACTGACGGAGACCCGTTCGAGCAGTACTACGACTTCCTTCTCTGCATATATCCGAGGAACAAGGTCTACACAAAGAGAAGGACGATGTTCGCAAAGCAGAAGGAGTTCGCTGTGGTGTGGCTCTATCTGCAGGGCAACGGCTTCGACAACTCTGGCCCTTCCGAGATAATAACGGAGTCCGGAAGCGACTTCTTCCCAGTCGCAGTCGATTGCTGGGACATGGATGGGGACAACCCAGTAGGTACATGCCCAGTCATGAGGAACATGCCGGATCTCATAAGGATGGACTCTCTGGCATACGAGACCTTCCTTTCGGTTCAGAAGATGAACCACCCTGCCTACACGGGTGTACAGCAGTCGCTTGAGGGTTTCTCTGACGACCCAGGTGCGAGGAACGCTGTGGCATCACCGGAACTCGCTCCAGTCCCAATCCCTCTGACACAGACTGTCGAGGGTGCGATGGAGTTGCAGGACAGGCAGGAGAAGGCCGTCCAGAAGATGTTCAGCAACGACATCTTCAGCTATCTCTCCCAGCAGGAGATGTCCAAGGTCTACACGGCTACCCAAGTTAATGCCGTGAAGGCTGAACAGCTGTCTCTTCTGGCCGCGGTCTTCGGCAACTTCCAGTCATCAATCGAGAAGCTTGTCAAGCTCACCATCCTCACCATGAGCGAGGACGGAAGGCTTCCAGAGGGTGCGGCTGACCTTCTGACTGGTGACGGCAAGATAAAGGTCACAATCGAGTCAACACTTGCACAGGAGTTGAGGGCATACACCAACAGGGATGCCAACATCGCACTCCTTGAGCAATGTGCAGCCTTCATGAACCTCCAGCTTACAGACCCGCTTCTGAACTTCGACTTCGATGAGATGGCTAGAGGCATAGCACAGGGTCTCGGAGTAGACCACAAGGTTCTCAAGGACAAGATGCTCGTCTTGAAGGAGCGTCAGATGATACAGGAACAGCAGGCACAGCAGATGCAGTTGCAGAACGAGCTGACTGCCAGCGAGATAAACCGAAACAACGCTGGTGCATCGAATCTTAACAATGCACAGGGCGCAAACCAGTACGGAGGGTGAAAATGGACAAACTTGCATATCTCAAGAATGCGATCGCAAAGCTTGAGGGGTACATCAAGTGCGAGGAGGACATCGACCTTGAGGCAGTCGTGAAGGAACTCAAGTGCATGGCCTTCGACATGATTATGGAGGCTGAAGCCGAGAAGGTGGAGGCAGTCGAGGAGGAACTGGTTGATACTGCAGAACCAGAGACTCTCTAAGGAGCAGGTCGAGCGCATACAGAGGAAGTGTGCGTTCTACCGCAATGAGGAGGGGGAGAAGGAGATCTTCAACATGATGCTGGACTGCAAGATGTTCCAGCCTATCACGGAGAAGGATGTCCCCCTCCGAAACTATGCGTTGCAGAGGCTGACCGAACTTGGCTTCAACCAGGAGGACAAGGTTCGGATGCTGATACACGAGATGCTCGACAAGCCAGTATTGGATGTCGAGACGAAGACAGGAGACACTAATGGAAACGACTGACAAAGTTGAGGTCACTGCACAGGATGCCCTGACCGATGTTGAGTCTTCCGCAGACAAGGTGTGGGATTCTGAGAAGTACCCTGCTTGGCAGAAGAGTCTTGCCAAGAAGTATTGGGGCGATGAGAGGCTCAACGGGGTTGACGGACTGTCAGACCTTGTCGAGAGGTACATCAATCCGAAGGGGAAAGCACCAGAGAAGTACGAACTTGGATTGCCGGAAGGCTATGAGGATGTGGATGGTCTGATGAGGAAGGCCGACCTCTCACAGGATGATGCGAAGGCGATTGCAGATGCGTTCGCCAAACGTTTTCCGAAAGTCCACACCCACGAGGCTCTGAAGGAGATCTACGGGGATGACTTCGAGAAGGCCGAAAGCGATTTCGGCAAGGCTGTCAAGACTGTTATAGGCGAGGACAGGAAGACCTACGATGCGTTCATGAAGCTGAGAGACAACCCAGCCGTGTTCGAGGTCATGAGAATCGTCGGCAAGAACCTTGGGGATTCTGCACAGCTTGACGTAGGAAAGCAGGAGGTTGTCGCAAAGACGAGCGGTGACCCGTTCCTTGACCTTCTGCTCGGAAAGAAATGACAGGAGAAAACCTAAATGGCAGCACTATTTGAAAGAGTAGTCAGAAGCCCTCTTGAGTTCACATTCAAGGATGACGACAACGGCAAGTATGCACAGATCGTCACAAAGGAGCTTGAGGGCAAGTCGAATCTCCTCATGGATGCCACATATATGCCCACATCAGAGGACACAAGACATCGTGGCAGACGTGACGAGTCGTTCAAGGACAGCGCACAGACAGTCGCTTCAGATGAGGGACATGTCTGGTCAGAGGGTACTCACGAGAATGAGTACACAGTCGAACTCGGACTCATCGATGACGGTTGCAAGTTCAACTCCATACAGGAGGGCAACGCACCATCACGTGATGTTGTCGAGACTGAGAGGAATGACATCTCAAGGACAATCGAGTCCATCAACAGGAAGGATGCATACCTAACAGTCTACGGTTCACAGCTTGCAGACCCGAAGGCATGGAACGGACTTGCATACTACACACGCAAGGTGACCAACCGCTCAACCTTCGAGAACAAGTACTATGCTGGCAAGAACCCGTTCGAAGGCAAGGATCTCTGCCTCACTCTCGACAACCAGGCTGATGCAACAACAACATCGAACACAAAGCTCTCTGTGACACATGGAAGCATCTTCAGTTCAATCTATGCAGTCGTGTGGGGACAGAACACAGTCGCAAAGCTGTATCCGAAGGAGAGTTCCTCCTACGGAATCGAGACTGATGTGTCACCTGAGTCTGTGGTCGTCGTGAACAACAGATGGCACAAGGAGCGCTACATCGCATTCCGCAAGTCCTCTGGTGTCAACGTAGCCAACAGGTTCGGACTCATCCGTATCGCAAACATCAACATGGACAAGGTCGTCTATGCTGCAAGCGACACAAGCCACAGCACTCCTCTGACACATGATGTCAAGGAGGAGTACGAGAGACTCTGCATCAACATGGCTTTCGTAGAGGAGATCCTCGCAAAGGCTGGACTCGCTGGTGGAGTCAAGTTCTACGCTCCAGTTCCGCTCATCAGAAAGATGCGTGAGGCACGTGCGCTCGGCAACGCTTCACAGAGCAACATCTACTACTCCATCCCTGGAGTCGAGCAGGCTGGACAGATCCACGGACTCATGGCTAATGAGTTCTACCTCAATGACAATTATCTGATTACCCCAGAGTTCCAGATGATTCACACTGAGGCATTCGTAAGCTAAGGAGGAGAGAATGTACACATCATACAGACAGCAGTACGTTTTCGGACGCAACCCGTTCACTCTCAGCGGTCTTGACGCAGTCACTCCAGCAGTCTCCTATCTCGGAGCAGAGGATGGTGGCAAGTCTTCAGCCGCTGGATGCACACCTATCGACCTCAAGGCAGATGACCAGATGTTCGCCCTCAAGGCAAGACTGGACGTCAAGGTGCTTGAGGCTCTCGCTGGTTCTGGTGCAGTCGCAAATGTGACCATCTACACATGTGGCGATTCTACCAGCACACCAAACACACCTGACACGGCACACGCAAAGGCTCTGCTGACATTCTCCATCGGAACTGCCGATGCCATCGAGGCATCAACAATCCCGTACATGGAGATCACAATGCCGAGCAACTGCAAGCGCTATGTCTATGCTGGAATCGTTCTCGCAGACAAGACGAAGGCATTCTCAGCTGGAAAGGTTCTGATTCACTTCAATCCGAACATCTGATTTCCCGAGGGTCTGCGGGTCGCTCCTAAGTGGTTTCTGACTGTCAGTCAAAAAACGCTCCGCAGGCCCTCACCTTTAAAAGGAGAGAGCAATGGTCAACACAACTAACACAGACTATGCGTTCTTGGCAGAACCGGTTGTGGAGAGGGGTATGCTCAATGAGCAGGGCGTGATGAACGTTGCCCTCTCCTTTTTCGACATAACAAGAAGCCTTGAGGATGATGCCTCCGAGAAGGAGGTGATACTGTTCAGACAGGCTCTTCCTGTTGCCAAGACATTCTGCGCATCGATGTCAGACTGGTCATTCATCACAGAGACTGTAGTCTATGACAAGGTGGACACAGTCAATGACGATGAGGAGAACGGTGTCAAGGTCTACATACCTTACAAGAACTTCCTCTATGCATACAGACTTCCGTTCGATTTCCTCAAGGTCAGATACATCAACGGAGACCCAAGGAAGGGTTTCGCTGTAAAGGGTGACAGGATATACTGCAACGACCTCGGTCTTGCGCTGGACTACATATCATTGAAGTTCCATACGATTCATACTGACTTCGGCTATCTCATCGCATACAAGTGCGCTATGGAGATGGCACAGCATCTTGACCCAGAGGGGACAGCTATGGCTAGGGCAAGTGCGATGCTTCAGCAGACATTCTCAGTCCTCAAGCAGAGGGATGACATGAACTACAGGCTTGAGAACCCACCACAGGATCACTACATCGACTTCGATTCGACATACTGGAACACGAAGAGGGGCAAGAGATGAGAAGGCTTGTAAACAACTTCCTCTTCGGTGAGACATCCAAGCTGCTTGCAGGTCGCTTGGATTCTGATGTATATGGGAACTCTTGCGCTTGGCTTGAGAACATGTACGTACACAGACAGGGTGGGATATCAAGAAGACCACCTCTCAAGGGACTCTGCATCGCTGGTGGGTATGTCAAGGGCATACCTTTCATCGTTGACAGGGCTCATGTGTATGCTGTCCTTCTCGGTGAAGGTGTCATAGGAATATACGACTATCTCAACAACACAATCGATGAGACTCTCGACCTCCCATCATCTTGGTTGAGCATAGCAGACAACGAGTGCAAGGATGTCAGATACGCACAGTACTACAACGATCTGTACCTCGTTCATGGCTCGTTCCCTCTGATGAGGGTCAGATACACAGGGACTTTCATCGTATCAACACCACAGGTTGTTGTGAACCAGGATGTGAATCCACATTCGATACTTCTGTCTCTGACAATGACAGGAACTACAGTAAGCGAGAACATCTCGTTCACATTCAACGGTGAGAGCCATTCGTTCACAACACAGACAAGTTCCGTAGACACACTCATAGAGACGATACTCGGATTCGACTACACAGGATTCACGGCAAGCAAGTCATCTGAGAACACAATCCTGTTCGTGCCGGACGATACGATGGGCAAGTACAGGCTATACGATCTTAACGACCCTACCCAGTTCGGGTTCACCAATTCGGACACCTTCGTTCCGACATTCTCAATATCAGATGAGGATGCCGATACTGGGTTGGTCTACGGCTCTGATGATTTCCGTGACATGTACCTCAACAGGACTGACCCTATGGGCATAACACATTATGCCAGCGACATCGAGATAGTCTCAGAGAAGATGGTTCTTATAGTCAACGGGAATCCAAGCATGGTGTATGCCTCAAGACCATATTCCACAAGTCAGGTCATATATCCTAGCAGATCGAATGACACAATACTCGACTTCGTGCAGTTTGAACTCGTTGCAACAACAACGAATGTCATGAAGGATGAGATGGACATGCCAGTTGTCGTTATGACCGATGCTGGAGGAGAGACTGTATATGAGGGGTCTACAACAGACCAGAAGCTTTGGCTCAAGCCGACAGATGACAGGATAACAGACAAGAGGTCTCTTGATGAATGGTTGAACGGATACTATCAGAACGGTGTGTTCGTACCGAACTCAGCGCATCTTCTTGTATGCGAGTATGACACAGTCAAGAGGAACATAGTCACAAAGCTGAAGAGGATAACGACAACAGAGAAAACTCTTGAGGATTACATTGAGAGAAGCAACGAGTACTATCAGACATATGACACAGAAGCAGATACATCCAAGCTGTTGAGGGACAATGTAACTGGTGTCTATTCAACGAACAAGTACTATTACAAGGTTGTGGAAGAGCCAGAGAACGAAGGAGATGAGCCAACCATATCATATCATCTTATAACCATAGATGATGCTGGTACTCATGGACTCAAGAACACATACGCTCTCACAGAGGACAGGTCAGTAAATCCGAAGGGGTACTACTACACAAGGACAGGTACAGCACCGAACTACACATACACACTTGTATCAGACCCTGTCAAATCCGGTCTTGGAAGCTATTACGAGAAGACTGTCACATTCACGGATTTGGTGGCAAAGCCAGTATACGAATATGGGCCTCAGTATGTGTTCAGCGGAACTCATGACCTTCTCAGAGTCGAATACCTTGAGAACGGAAGGATAGGCACTCTCTCATATGAAGGTGTGGAGTTGGTTTCGGCAGTTCCGTACTACCAGTTCAACATGAATGCAGAGAGTGCGATCTTCGAGGACAGGACTGAGGTCGACAAGGTGGCAACTGCATCTACTGGCATAGAGTTCCAGATAGCATCAGGCAAGAATGACAAGATAACTTGGGTTCGTCTAGGTGATTCTCTCATGATAGGGACTGAGAGTGCAGAGTGGAGGATAAGTCCGAAGGCTAATGCACTAGATATGGACATCTCAATGTACTCCTCCTATGGTTCTGTTGAAGGTCTTTCCGTCAATATGGGTGCAGACCTTGTGTATCTTCAGAAAGGGAACGTACTGAGACTGATGTATACGGACAACTGGGGACTTCAGAACATGGAGCTGACAGTCACAAACCCAGAGATAATGGAAGGGCAGATAGTCGAGATGGCTTCTGTTGTATCTCCAGAGCCAGCCGTCTATGCTCTGAAATCAGATGGCAGCATAGTCAATCTCTGCGTTGACAGGGTCAACAGCGTACAGGCTTTCTCAAGATGGACATTCAAGGATGATGTCATATCGATGTTCGTGTTGGAGAAGGATGCGAAGCAGTATGTCTGTGCGCTTGTGACGGATGGAGAAAGCACATATCTCGCAGAGTTCGACTCAGATGAGGACACGCACTTCTCCGACTGCAAACTCGTATACGGAAACAGCGATGTCTCAATTGAGCAGAATGCGACTGCATACGATTCGATAATGACCGCCAATCCGTTCGACACGATTATGCAGGATGGTTCTGTAACGATAGGTGATGCGAAGAACGTCTCGAAGATAATCTTCAGATGCATGGATACGGGGCATATCACAACCTACTACAACGAGAAGGACATGAATACAACGAGAGTACCTGTATGTTGCGACAAGACCGGAACATACATCGGTGGTCTTGCTGACCATGCCGTCAATGTTAATGGTGGCACTACAAGGGATCTGATGATAACAGTCAAGTCTGTCGGTGATGAGCCGATGACCCTTTTGGCGATGGCATATGATGTGAGGACAAACAGAAATGGCTGATACATATAAGATTAGAAGATATGACCAGCATACCAAACAGTGGGTTTATACGGATGTAGAGTATGGTACGAACCCAAGTACTGGTAAGAAACTGAAAGACAGGACTCAGAGTGTAGTAGACTCAAACAGAGCATTCAGAGAAGCTGATAAGGCTTCAACAAAGACTCGCTCAAGAGAACGTGATGATTACGAGCGCACATCAAGAACTGATCCAAGTACTACAGTTGATTCTCCACAAAAAAGGTCAATAAATGACTTCACATACAACAAGACGAAGAGTGCAAAGTACAGACAGCTTTCAACCAATCTCGCAAATCTTGCATCATCATATACTGACAGCGCAGGTACAAGGGAAGGTGTAAATGCTGGAGTTACTGGTGCTTTGTCTCTTATCGGAGGTATTGCTGGAGCGATATTCGGTGGTGCAGGATATTCGATAGGTTCTGGAATAGGAGGTATTCTCGGTGGTCTGTTCAGTCTGGGGAACAGTTCAAGTGGTGATAAGAAGAAGGCGCAGCTGTACACTACTATGGCTGGCAACATCACAGACTATCTCACAAACCTCACCAACAGAGACACAGTCATAATGAATACGATGGATCAGCTGTATTCCTCTATGGACAACATGAGGGCGACATACGGCTCTGATTTCGTTGACATAATGTACAACTACTATCTCGGAAAGAGTGGCATGACAAGCGATGCCTACTCGATGCTTACAGGCAACTTCGAGAACTTCGAACTTGGTGATGGTGCATTCGGTACACAGTCAACTGATGACGGGATGTTCGACTCACTTACTGCTGGCAACAGAAACCTTTTCGACAATGTATACGCACAGCTTCAGCTTGGTGACATAACATCGAACAGGAATCTGATGGACTCTATGGTTCAGTCTCTCTATGGTGGCGATACAGAGATGGCTATCCAGCTTCGGCAGTACGAACAGGAGGTACGAGACGCACTTACTGCATCAGCAAATCAGCAGAGCCAGCTTATGTTCAATGCAAGAGATCAGTTGGAGACTGCTGGCGCACAGTCAAGGGCGCAGAACATACAGTATGCAGAGAACATCGGAAGTGCAGAGGCTGACAGCGCATCAAGTGGTGGCAGAGGTGGCACATCATACAGCAATGCAAATCTGCAGAAGCTCATGAGGGATCTCGGACAGATACAGATGACAGCAGATGTGGCATCGATCTTCGGCTCGTTCAAATACAACATGCAGAATGCACAGCTTAATGCATCATCAACCGCATACTCTTACAGGATTGCTCAGAAGAGGATGATAACAGGTGCTGTCAATGGCGCTGCAGTCTCTTTCAATTCTGTCGGAAGAACATTGCAGAGTGGTGAGAGACAGTCAAACTACTATCTTGATGAAGCCAGTTCCAACCAGAGGCAGTTCAATGAGAACTGGGACAAGATTTCTAAGGATGCAGACAAGGACAAGATAGTCGCATCGGTCTAAGGGGAGCATATGTACGAATCAATGAGAGGAGAGCTTAACGATAAGCTCAACATGGCACAGGTGAATGCCAATGAGTCTGCAAGGACTGGTCAGCAGATAGGGACTGAACTCAGCAATCTCGGCAAGGTAATAGACCAGGGCATGAGCGCATATGCCCAGTCAACAGTCAACAAGGATAAGTACGAACTCAACCAGAGGCTGATAGCCGGACAGGAGAAGTTCCTTGATGTGAACAACGAGAACGCATCAACAGACTATGCCAAGTGGGCAGAGAGCCAGTTCGATGAGCATTTCTCTGGCAAGGGTTCATTGGTCAAGGGATATATAAACGAATATCGGCAGGGCATCATTGATTCGGCTCGTACATCGTTCGACAAACAGCTTGTCACTAGGATTGACTCGGCAAACAAGCTTACTGCAATTGAGAACTGGAACAACGGAATCAAGGCTTTCTCTGATGACCCGACTTCCATAGACACATTGGACGACAACTATGTATGGACTACAGAGTTCGGTGCTGACGGACTGAAGGTTGTACATAGGAAGGTCGATGTCGGTGACATGTATGACATCAATGAGGAATGTCTGACAGAACAGCATGTCAATTTCAGAAAGCTTCTGAATTATCTCTATCATACACAGTGTCCGACAATGGATACTGACAGCGCAAAGGCATATGTCGAGTCAAAGAAGTATGACATAGAGTTGGGGATCATACAGAACGACATAATAAGGGACTCACATGACTGGGCAGAGAACGGAAGGAATGACGGAGACAACACACAGCATTTCACCCCAGAGCAGCTTAAGAACGAACTGAAGAGTTACTACAAGTCAGACAACAAGAGACCATTCCTTGACGGCACTTTCGATGAGACTGAATCTGCGAACATAGACAAGTTCATAGATGAGCAGGTCGATGATGCATTCAACAAGATTAGGGCGGCATCTGATGATGTAATCTACAGACAGATGTCAGACTACTGGAGGGAGCAGGACTCAAGTGCGATTATCAACCCTACCGACCCGTATTCAAAGCTTCAGCAAGCTGGTCTGATAACATTGAACGAGAAAGGTGAGGTAATAGACCATTCAAAGATAAAGGACAGCACTTGGAAGGCAATACATGATAAGGTCGAGTTCAACAAGCATCTGCATAATGCTGACTTATGGTCAAAAAACAAGATCGACATGACAGGTGATGGTGTTGTCGACCTTGAGGACATGGCTATGATTGACCCAGAAGCCGTTGATTTTCTTAGGAAGAAGAGCAATGGTACTGGTTACTATGTCGCAGAGGGTTTTGAGTACAAGCAGTTCACATCCGACTTGACCAAGATTGCAGACTCTACATTGCAGGAGATAATCGACAGGGAGAAGCCTGTAATTGAAGGAGAAGAAACTCCGGATTATACAAATGTAGGATATTTTGCCTCAATATATGGGTACAAGACAAATGATGACGGCTCTTTGGCTAATGATGAGGAAGGGAATCCAATAAGGACTGGAATAGGTGCATATGATCTTGCAAGGATGAATATGTATTATGACATGGGAGACTACAAACTCATCGATGAACTTGCGAAGCAGAGGGCGAAGGATATAACAGGCTCAGAGTGGGATGAACTTACGGACAGTCAGAAGAGCAGTCTGCGTTCTCAGGTCTACAAGGAGAACAAGTCAGACATTGATACGATAATGAGCGATGCATACAAGTATGAGGACAAGAACGGAAAGTTCGCTAGTTCCAAATCAGAAGGCATCACAAAGCTTGATTCGATGCTTGAGTATGAGCGTGACCAGTATATGCAGTACTGGGATGCAAAACTCAGAGAATTCGAGAGCATGGCAGAAGCTGACATCATGAGGCTTGATTCAATCGCCCTTGACCCAAGGGTGGACTACAATCTTGGTGGTTCGTTCGTTGATGACAGCATTCTTGACTTGACAATGCAGAAGATGCAGTCAATGTGCAGTCAGTATGGAGTCAAGGTAAATCTACCAACAAGAGAACAGATAAACGCATTCAAGGCAACATGCGATGCGAACGGTAGAGATTTCAACAGCGCAACAAAGGTTCAGATGATAAGGCTCTATGCAAATGCATTGGCTGCTGAAGGCATAACGAACGGACTCGACTCAAATGAATTCCTAAGATACACACTTGGTAAGGACATAATCCCAGTCGTGAAGCAGGATGTTAAGAGCAGATACGAGACTAACGTCGCCACAGCACCTTCAGGTAATGGCAAGTTTGAGAAGGCTAATTCATTCAGCGATATAGATAAATCTGTATCTGACCTCATTAACACAGAGGTCATGACATATAACGGATATGACTATCTCAAGCCTAAAAAGAGCGCAGAAGGTGAGATGCAGAGCATCCTCGACAAGGTGATCTCTGGCGAGTGGGACATAGGTACTGCACAGTCGTTCGCATTGTCTGATATGTTCCTTTCAGCTGATGATACCAAGGCTCTTCAGACAGATTACACAGGACTCCTTGAACTGATTACAAACAACAAGAACATGGATACTGCAGTAAGTGGCATATTCAGCGATTATAGGGGACTTGTATCAGAATCAGTGATATTCAGATATCTCGCATCTTCGCTTGGAGACCTTGGAAAGAACCCAACAGATGAGCAGGTGCAGTCAACTCTTCAGAAGATACAGTCAGACCTTGCAGTTGATACTGGGAGAAATCTGAAGAAAGGTCTTGTAGAGTATACAAGCAAGACAAGCACAACAGTAAAGAAGTACGAGTTCGGAGGCAAGAAATGGAGTTCAGACTTAACAGCTTCCATAGATGAGGCATCGCAGAGAGCAAAGGACAGACCAGATGGTGAGTACAGTATAGTACCAGCGCTTGTGAATACATACATGAACAGCGACAGAATAGGCACGGCTGGTTATATGACGATATTCGACAACATCAACAAAGAGACAGATGTGAACAGAAAGACAAACAGACTTATGATGTCTGCACTTGAGTGCATGGGTGTGTCAACAAAGGGTCTTAGCCTTGATTCCAAGACTTTCTCCGATGACTTTGAGTCTCATCTGATGAACCTTGGTTTCAATGAAGGTGAGGTGTCTCTTGTTATTGATATATGTGGAGAACTGAAGAACAAGGCAGAGGAATTCACAACAGCAAGTGCATCTACAATCGGAGTCCCAAAGACAGTTCCTATTGATGGTAGACCATATCCAACATCAAATGGTTTCTATATGGCAGATGGCAACAGATCGTTCCTCGACAAGGATGGGAAGAATCCTATAGACAGTTCTTTCATGGGTACAGAACATAACGGGATGTATGACTATAAACCATTAAAGGATGACATATCAGAAGGTTTTGCAAAGAAAGCTGAAAGCGATGATGTGTATAAGCAGTTGCAGACTCTTTCATCTCGCGGATTCGGTTTGAGCGAAGACGAGTATGAATTCCAGACAATCAGATATGAATACGATACTCAGAAATACACATACGATGGATATACTGGAAAGAACGTTAGGGCAAAGCTTGATGAGTTCTTTGCGAACCATCCAAATTCGCCTTATGCGAAGCTGTATGGTGATGATGTAGACCTTGAGGAGTTCTTCATGTCAACAACAAATGAACAGCATCTGAACATGGATGATATGGGAGTTGATATTCTGAAGAGCAAGGCACTTGAACTGTTCATGGACACAGATGAGTACAAGGCTTACATGGATAACAAGGCAAAACTTGAAAGTCCTGATTATAATCCATCAAAGGGGTGGATTCTTCCAGTACCGAAACCAATCTTCGACGATCATGGCAATCTTGTTGAAGTTGTTATGGTTGACCAGGATACTGGTGAGACTGTGTCGGCTGATTCAAATGATTACACTAGACAATGGCTAAAGACAACAGAAGCAGAGACAATTGCTGTAAGACTTCCTTCTGAGGACGGCTATAACGAATATCATATACAGACATCAGAACTAAGAAGAATAGCGAGGAGCAAGGGTTATCTGAAGATAAACGGGAAGAATTACAACCTCAAGTCGCTTGAGAAATATATTGTTAGACCTAACAACTGATGGAGAACATATGAACACTTTACCTGAATTGCTCAAAGAGAGAGATACGAAGGAGAAACAGTACACACCAAACACAGACTCTAGGGTTGCGTTCCTCAACTCGCAGTATGCAGCTTCGTTCAGATCAATGATTGACAAGAGCGAAGACATTCAGACTCAGAAACAGCGTGACTGGGGTAGTGCATACAATGCGTACAAATATCTCTCCGACAATGTCAACGAGATATATAGAGGTGTAGAAGATCCACGTGAGGCTCTGTCAAACGAGGTTGTCGGCAATGTGTTGCATTCAGTATTCCCCAATATATCTGAGGACATGGCTGTAAGGAACGCACCGGAACTCATAAGAGGACTTACTGGCGATGACATGAAGGCATCTAATGTAATCGAGTTGGCTTTCGAGAAGGTCAAGCAGGGCATGGCTGGTCTTGGTGCTGGATTCCAGAATCTCAAGTATCTGTTCAAGTATGTACCATATGAAGGACAGGATGAAGAGATTGACCGTCAGTTGCAGAAAGAGCAGAAAGCGATGATAGATGCCAAGATCGGCAATCTCAAGAGAACAGACTATTACAATAAGGATTTCGATTCGTTCATCGACAAGATGATACTGGCAGCCGCAGATTTCTTCCCGTCAGAGGTTGCTTCTCTTGTGCCGACAGCAGTCGGTGGCGCATTGAGCCTCGTCTTTGCAAATCCACTATTCTTCACTCTCGGTTCTGCCGCTGGTGGTGTTCTGGCTGGAGTGTTGGAAGGTGGTTCTGCATCCATAGAACTGGCACAAGCTGGCGCTCCTCTTGGCACACAGTTCGGTTTCTCTTGGGTTGTTGGTCTTGCGAATGGTGGTCTTGAGTATCTCGGAAACGTTGCAGAAAGAGGTACAGTATCATCCATATTCAATCTAGACAAACTCTACAAGGCTGTTGGTGATGACCAGATTGCGAAGATGACGGCAAGGCAGTTCGGCAAGCATCTTCTCACAGAGTATGCAGTCAATCTAGTGACAGAGCCAGGTACTGAAGGGTTGCAGGATCTGACACAGATGTTCGTTATGAACCTCGCTTCTGAGTGGCAGAAGAAGAACACAGGAAAGTCATTCACAGATGAGTTCGTGTATACACCACAGGAGATGGCTAAGAATGTATGGAATACGATTGACCAGACATTCAAAGGGCAGATGCTTATGGGTCTTGGTGGTGGTATTGCAGATACACTTTCCAACCTATCGCCTCATCTGAATACAGAAGGTGGTCTTCCAAACCTCAAGAACTGGAGATGGGAGGCTGGTCAGTTGAAGCAGGCTCTTGAGGTCTCAAAGTACTCAAAGTCAACCAAGAACTCCATTTTCGTTGACAAGAAGAACGTATTCATTTCAGACGATGCCAAACCATATCAGCCTTATATGACAAAGGACAGAAAGGGCAATGACAAGGCAGAGCCAATCTCACCAGTCATCATGGTTAGGAAGAACGGCAAGCTTGTACCAGTAAACTCGGAGGAGATGTCAAAGGCAAAGTACATGTCTGACAATACAGAGTATGGAATGTACGTTGAGATAATGGAGAGCGAGGCATCAGAAGGACAGTCCATAACCACAGAAGAGGCTCAGAAGATAATCTCTGACCTTCCAGACGAGAACGACAAGCACAAGGTTGATTACAGTTTCACAGAGGATGGAAAGATAGTAGTAGGCAACACAAAAGACCTTGATGATGTTGTTGACAGTTTCATATCAACACACAATTACACGAACATCAATGTAGGTGATAATGAGATAACTGTAACCTCAGACGGCAAGAACATAGTCTTCACAAGCAAGGAACTTGAGGCTCGTGCGTTCTCACAGAAGCAGTATCTCGACATGGTCAAGAATGTTGCTGACAGGATAAAGTCAGAAGGCGAGACTGATGAAGAGGCTCTAGGAAGGGCAAGAGGTCTTGTAGATAGGGCAAGAGAAATCCAGAGACAGGACAACAAGGCTAAAGGCACGGCATTCAGAAGAGAGATACGCAAGATTGTGAAGAACACAATCAGCGATCCGAATCTCAGAAACGAAGAGATAAAGAAGATAAATGAGATAGTAGACAATATAGCTGCTGAAGCGACAAAGGCATACAAGAGCGCAGACCTCACACAGAGTTCTGTGATTGCAGACATGTATAAGGGCAGAAAGATGGAGGATGTATCCAAGTCCTTCGCCCGTGGTACTGTCATGGCTATAGCGAAGCTTGCAGAGTCGATGGGCATCAGCACATCAGATTTCATGTCCAAGGTCAACTTTAAGTTCAGCGAGAATCCGATGGTTGACGGCAAGAACAGAGCCGGATGGACTACTGTAAATGCAGATGGAACATATGATGTGTATGTCACATCGTTCCTCGACCAGACAACTGGAATCCATGAGATGTCTCATGTCTACCTCAATATGATAGGTGACAACTACAAGAACATCGAAGGGTTCTTGGACAACTTCGCAGATGAACTCAAACAGGATGGAGGAAAGGTCGGAAGGAACACACAGGAGGCTTTTGCTAGAGCGTTGGAGTCCTATGTGAACAACGGACTGGCGAAGTCTGAAGGTCTTAAAAAGGTGTTCGACCTCGTCCTTGATGCTCTGAGGAACTTCATCAGCGCAGTTCGTGACCTCATATCTCCAGAGAAGGTCGCAATGTTCGACAACCTATTTGACAAAGGCATACAGAACTACACAGAGCAGACTGACAGACAACTTGATGAACTCACATTCTTTGCAAAGGATGCAGAGATAACAGAGAACGAGAACTTCATGAAGTGGTTCGGAGACTCAAAGGTAGTCGATTCTGAAGGCAAACCTCTTGTTGCTTATCACGGCACAAGAAACATGGACTTCGACACCTTCGACAAGAGCCGTATAGGTTCTACTGGAAGATATGCTGGTTCTGGATTCAACTTCGCCATCTCTGAGGGCGCTGCTAATATGTACAAAGGCAGAGATGGAAGGATAATGCCAGTCTACCTACGAGCCGAAAGTCCGATATCTGATACTGAGTTGACTCTCACAAGAAAGCAGATAGCAGATGCACTAAGAAAGATTGATGATGGCATCGACAACAATGACTCCACAGCTGCTTCTCTATATTATGGCAAAACATATGAGGATTCACTCAGAGGTGCAGTCGATTTCCTCATGGGTCTCAGTAATGATGCAGATGTGTACTCTTCAATCTCAATGAACGGCAATGATGAGGCTGTCATAAGTGCATTCGAGGATCTTGGATACGACTCGGTTATTTGGCATGAGGAGAATGATGGAGTTAAGACTGACAACATGCAGTATGTTGTTGTCTTTGAACCCAATCAGATTAAGTCAATAAACAACAATGGACAGTTCTCAAGAACAAATGACAACATCTATTTCAAGACAGCAGAGGAACTTGATGAACTGTACAAAGGTTGGAATGACAACCATACAGATGATACTGGAAAAGACAAGACACAGATAGCAACAACAAGAAAGACATATCAGAAGCTGGGTGATTTCCTCAAGACTGTTGGTGATTGGAAGAATCTTACAATCCTCGATGCAAGCAGTGGTCTTGGGTATGGTACGCAGGATCTCAGGGACATGGGATTCAACGTAGACGATGTAGAACCGTATCCATCTGATTCAAGAATGAATAATGAGGATGGTATGGTAGCTCCGACATATCTTAACTACTCTGATATAAACAAGAAATATGATGTTGTAATCAGCAATGCAGTCCTCAATGTGATACCAGATGATTGGAGAGATGACCTTCTGTATAACATGGGCAAGCTTGTCAAAGATGGTGGTAGGCTTTTCATCAATGTGAGAAGCGCAAGCGAGATAGAGAACCAGAGCAAGAAAGGCGAAGGTAAGACTGCAATAACATTAGATTCTCCAAATGAGATTCTTGTGACTGATTTCAAGGATGGTAAACAGATTTATCGTTCGTACCAGCGTGGATTCACAAAGGATGAATTGCGTGATTATGTACAGAGCATTCTAGGGAATGATTTTGTTGTTGAGAAGGCAACTAAGAATAATGTAGGTGCTGTAGGTGGAACAACAGTTGTTGCTACGAAGCTGACTCAGTATGGTCTTGGCGATTCAGACAGAACTCTGTTCAAGGATGCCGAAGTTGATACGATACATCCTCTTGTAAACACTCCAGGTCTCGGCTCTTCAGATGATGAGATAAATGAGTATCTCAGAGAACTCATGTCTTCAGTTCTGTCTGCAGATGAGGTTAGGAACATTGACTTCAACCCTAACAGAGGCAAGATACTGTATGAACTTCCAGATGACTTCAGAATCTCAACGAAAGTGCCAGCTGCTTGGGTTACAGAAGATGATAACGGGAATCCTGTTGTGATGCCTAGCGTTACTGCGCACTCACTCAACAGCGTCATATTCGCTCCATTCAAGCCAAAGAGAAAAGCATTGCCTTTCATTGACAAAGCTGTAAACAATCTTCTGCAAGACAAAGGAGATGGTTCAGAACCTGGGTTCTGGTTAAAGAAGAGGGATGGCGAGAGCAATGCATCTTATCTTATCAGAGTACAGAACCAGTTGGTGGAGAATCTCAAGACACTATACAAGAACCTAGAGAATTCGAGGTATGGCAAGCGTGTCATAAGACAGATGGAGATGTGGTATGATACGGCACATGCTATCGGCAAGAATCTCTACAACAACCACAAGGATGTTGTCTTCAATGGGCATAAGCTTACTGAAAACAAAGTTGATGCCATACTTGCTGGTTACTCTCCGAGCAGAGATTGGAATCTCAATGTCGCAGATGCGGTAATAACAATGGATATTGTCCATTATCTCCAGAATTCAAAGCCTACAAAAGAGATGGTTGAATATGCAAAGAATGCTCCGGATTCAATAAGGATGTCAGATGCTGATATTGAGAGTTATCAGAACAGAACATTTAAAGAGATGGATATATCGCAACAGGCATCATTTGTTGCTGGAGTAATGGAGAAGTATGTTGCAAAGCATTATAGAGAGATTGTTCCAGCTGAAGGAGTAGGAGGAATAGTAAAGACAAAATCTGGAAGTGACATGGTATATAAGATCGCTGGAAGAGGCGAGATTATGCGTGTTTTGTATATACTCGGCAATGAGGAGTCGGAAGATTTATACAACACATTGTCACAGCAACAGAAAGTTAGGAACTTCTATAATAACATCGCATATCCGAATTCTCTTAGGATGGAATTGACTGCAGACAGCCATGCTGTGCAAGCAGCTACAATGAGGGCAATTGGCTCAACTGCTTGGATAGCACAGGGTGGTACATTTGGTCAGAATTCAGATGTCGGCACTTCTTTCCTCGGTGGATTGATAGCAGATGCATACAGAAGATTCGCATTTGAGATAGGAACATTGCCTCAGAGAGCGCAGGCTATAGTCTGGGGCCCAGCTGCAGAACTTCTTGACAGCGCAAAGAAGAAATTGACGAAAGCCATATATGACATCGAGAAGAAATATGCATCATCAGATGACAAGAACGGAGATCTCATCAGAAGCGAGATAGTCTCTATGCTTGATTTCGATGCAATCAAACCTCTTGAGAGTACCGAGGAGTCCAGAGTCTCTTCTGTGTATGACAAGGTTCTCGGTGAAGGTAGCATTTGGGATGGTGTACAGTTCGATGAGGAGACTGCGAAGCTGAAGGATGTTATGCGTTTCGCTGAGGAGTCAACAGCCAATACAGATGAGACTATAAGACAGTTCTATGCTGGTGAACTTTCAGTTGAGCCGTATGTTACAGCTGACAATGGTGAAGGTGGGTACAAGCTTTTCAAAGATGCTGACATCGACCTCATGGATGAGGATGTGAGCAGAATACTGACAGAAGGTGGGTTCGTATCCAATGCAACACTTGACCTCTATCCAGACAACCCAAATGTTAAGATAGAGAGACTGGCGCAGAACATAGTCGCAACAAAGCCTGAGTGGTTCAAGCTGTTCAAGAGGTCTGTAGACAACTACCTAGTCGATACAGGAAAGTCATTTGAAGACCTCAAGGACAAGGACTTCGCAAAGATAGCCGAGTCTTGGAATCAGAGGCTCAAGGGCGCAAGCATGTACATGGACATACCGAAGTCCGACAACCTCAATCTTCTCATCAAGAGACTGCAGGCATACTCACTTATGGAATCTCCAGAGAAGGCTGACACGGCATTCATGGACAAGCTCAGACATACACGTTTGGGTCATGAGAACATCAGAGATCTCGCTCTTCAGATGGACAAGCTAGGGATGTTCAATGACACTTTGCAGGGTTATGACATCTCAACGAAGTATCCAGCCTTGAGTCTGATAGCCAAGAAGGTGAAGGATTCAAACAAGCGTGGCACTAGACCGAGAATCGATACCGAAGTGTACAACGATGCTCTCGATGAGGCATTCAGAAACAGACAGGAGATAAGGTCTAGGCTGAGTGATGAGAACACAGTCGCCTATGAGTCCAATGCCCGTGAGATGGATGACAACACAAACTACATGGAGTCTGAGGACATTCAGAACATACTGAATGACAAGGACATCTTGCCAGAGGTGAAGAACATCGTCCGTACTGGAATGTGGGATGGTACTGTTGTCAGAGACCTTCTCAGAGATGCCACAAACAGAGTCAATGAACTTGGAGCAAGCAAGACGACAATCGACAAGCTTGAGAGAGAACTCGCCATCAACAGGGAAAGGGCGAAGCTGTATCAAGAGCAGATTGACCAGCTTGAGAAGGGACTCAGCGACAAGGCAGAGGAGAAGATAGCCGAGTACAAGAAGAAGATACGTGTTCTCAATATGCAGAGAGGCAATCTGCAGAAGACCAACAGCGCACTAAAGACGGCGAATGCACTTCTCACACTTGAGAATGCAAGACTCAAGACAGTCTCTCAGATCCAGTCGATGATAAAGAGCAAGTCCGGTATGGCTGACATGAACACAACCATCAAGGACTCTGTGAGCAAGGTCATAAGATACAATGACGAGTTCATCAAGAATCATCCGAAAGTTGTGCTGAACATCGACATTGAACTGATGCAAGACCACAATGAGACAATTGACGGCAAATCAGTTCCTGTTACTGGTAGAGCAAAATCAACAGCAGATTTCCTCATCAAGAACGGTTTCGTTGACAAGGAGACTGGTAACATCATCAAGTCATTTGACAAGATGGATGAGAAGCAGCTAACGGCATTCAGAATTGCTGTAAAGAATGACAAGAAGGCTTCAACAGACAGGAAGAAGTCAAGCAGTGCTGACTTCAATGCCAACATACTCGGTCTTGCAAGCAAGTTCATCTCAAGCATGAGGCCACAGGACATCATGAAGAACCTAACAAATGAGGACATGGCTAGTGTAAGAAATTATGTGGAAGAGAAGTCGAAAGGCAAGTATCTGACTGACAGCGAGAAGGCACAGCTTGAGAGAGAAGCAATAGGCAAGGTGGTCGCTGAGAAGATACAGAATGTCGCAGACCAGGCTGTATATGGGATAGAGTCTCACACAGAACATGTCAACAGGAAGTTCAACGTTCTTGATGACTTCACCACACTCTCAAGACTTCTTGGATACATCTCTCCAGAATTGAGAAAGTATGTCATGGATGGACTCAACAAGGCTACTGACGGTAAATACAAAATGGTCGATTCAAGAATGAAGGCATTCTTCGATAAGGTGAAGGAACTCTACAAGATCGACAACGACAAGAAGCTTCAGAAGTTCCTCAACTCCACTATGACCGAAAGGATTCCAATCGGTAAGGTCAAGTGGGATGAAGTGCCTGACAGTCTCAGATACACAATGGACGAGAACGGCAACATGGTTACAAACGAGTACTTCAAGAAGCTTTGGGATGCCGATGATGAGGAAGGGGGAAGGAACGGCAAGACACAGAAGTTCAAGTTCTCGATACAGAACATGATGGCAATCTACGAACTCTCCCTTGAGGAGGATGGTTGGAGACACCTCAATTCCGGCTGTGACGTCGCAATGAACGAGATTGCATGGGTCAGAAGAGAGTTCGAGAGTGGCAGTCTGAAGGAATGGAAGCCACTTGCAGACACAATCAGAGGTGTCTATGGCGAGAGATTTGAAAACATCCATGACACAGTCCTCAGAGTTGAGAACAGAGACATGGTTGAGGTCAGTTCATACTCACCTATGTTCGGAGTAGGACTTACCAAGGATCTTATGATGAGGTTCTCAGATGTGTACGCATCCGATGACAGGGCGATGCAAGCCAACTGGTTCACAAAGGACAGACAGTATGGCACTAACCCGATTTCACTTCAGTACTTCTCGATGATGCAGAGAGTCGTTGAGATGCAGGAGGCTTACATCAACGGAGCAGAGTTCTACAAGGAACTGGATGCTCTCTTCTCAAAGGATGGTGGGAACCTCAGGAACATCATAAACGAGGTGTACGATGCCAAGACGATGAAGAGGATAGACACAATCCTCGACCTCACGAAGAGCGATGCAGTAAGGCATATCATGACAGAGGCTGACAACATGGCATCGATGGTGAGAAACCATTACGTTCTCGCAAGGCTGGCATACAACATGTCATCCGTGGTGCAGCAGATAGGTGCTTGGTTCATCGGTCTTCAGAGGATGGGTCTTGGAAGGCTTTGGAGAGCATCGCTTGAGTTCATGTCACATCCGATAACGATGTCCAACAGAGTATACGAACTGTCTCCTCAGATGAAACACGCAGTCAACCCAGTATTGAGAATGTCATATGAGGCTGGGCAGAAGAATCCGACAACAGCACTTGGAAAGGTGGACAAGTTCGTGACATCGATAGCCGAGAAGGGACTCACTCTCATGGAGAAGCAAGACCATCTCATCAGAAACATCCTTTGGTGGGGAGCATACCAGCAGGAGATCGATACGATGATGAAGAACAAGTCTGCTGAGATGAAGAAGGAAGGTCGCAAGGAACTTACCGCAGAGGAACTCGATGAGTGCCAGAGAACTGCGACTCAGTGGGTTCTAGATACGCAGTCATCATCTCAGGTAAAGGACAACTCACTTCTCTATGCTGGTGGCAACCTATTCTGGAAGAACGTTCTCATGTTCACAAACCAGCTGAACAAGGAATGGAACATGCTCTATGTCGACGGAATCAAGGAAGGTCTGTTCAAGAAACAGTACGGACAGTTCTTCGCCAACTTCGCGGCTCTCGGACTTTCAACGATGTGGGTAGTTGCGATTACCGGAAAGATTAAGAACGATGAGGACGATGACGAGACATGGGCAGAGGATCTCATGAAGGATTGGGGAATCGAGTTCGCATCAAGAGTGCCTGTTGTGGGAAACCTTGCAAAGAACGTATGGGAAGGTTTTGCCTATACTCAGAACGATGACATAGTGACGAGGCTCACACAGGCTATAGCAGCTCTCTCGAATGAACAGAAGACATCTTCTCAGAAGTTGACATCTGTGAGGAATCTCGGATGGTCTGCTTTAGACCTCTCTGGTGGGCCTACAACTGCATTGAAGAGAGTCTACAATGCATTCGGAGATGGTGAGATATTCGATGCCAAGAGCATATCGACTCTTATCGGTGGAGAATGGAACAAGTACTTTGAGGATTGATTATGATTAAGAAACTTCAGAACAACCCAGAGAACGTGTATGTAGCCTCTGGGTACAAGGAGATAGGTGAAGCATTTGAACTCAACAGACAGAGGGTCACCAACATAATAGCATCAATATCACGAGCCACGAGTGAAGAGCAGGCAAGGAGAATTGATGAGATAGCTGGTGATACTGAGATAACGGATGCAGAGAAGCTTCAGCTTGCCAGGGAACTTGACTCGATTGTGAGGGATTTCGGATACATAGCAACTGACACAGCCAATGCAGACCTTGAGGAGACCGATGAGTATTATGAACTCAAGGATGCATATGACAGGCTTGTCGCTCTGATGAGGAAGATAATCAACTCAAACGGTCTGTATACGAACGCAGATGCTGGTGACCTTTCAATCCTATATAACGAATATACGGAGAAGGCAAAGACACTTGAGGAGATGGTGCTTGCACATACTGCAGAGACTGAGAGGATAAACGCATACTATTCCCTTACTGATGTGTCTGCGATTGCAACTCCAAGTGCAGTCCATGCAGACTCGTATTCTGTTATCCGTGCATCGATACTCTATGATGGTGTTGAGAAGATAGACCTTGTCACTCCAGACAAGATATCATTCACAGTCAGCGGTCTCGATTCGGATGGTGCTTCTTCAACCACAGTCGTTGCAATACCTACAATAGGATATACACCATCTGTCAGTATTGTAGGGACACAGGCAACGATTACCAACTGCAAGGCATTCAAGATATACTACAATGCAATAGGTGATGCTGGTGTAGATGCAATATGCACAATCAGCCTTGACAGCGAGAACATGCCGTTCTGATCATGCTCTCCCCAACTCTGCGTTCATCGTGTCTATAATCTGTTGTGGAGTACGGACATCGTAAGTAGCCTCCCAAGTGGTGTGACCCATTAGTTCCATAGTCACCTCACGTGAGTATCTCGCTCTTGTTCTAGCTGCGAATGCGTGTCTCATCCTGTACTGTGTGAGGTCGGTACGACCAAGCAAGTCCTTTACAACCTTCTTGAACGTCCTTGGGATGTAATGGTGCTTGTCATGTGGCATGTTGTCTAGGATTATGTACTCTCCGTGAAGCATTGACACCAACCGAAGAGTCTGGTCTGAAAGCTTGCCGACTCTGTATCTCTTTCCGGTCTTGGATGTCTTCAGCTTGTGCATGACTCTGTTCTCGTGCTGGTCGAACATGTATTCCGTATACACACTTCCGTCTGGTCTTATGTCTGAGAATCGTAGAGCCATTATCTCGCAAGGTCTGAATCCAGTATCCAAGAAGATTCTGAAGTAACAAGCCATTACAACAGAGCCGAAGTTAGTGATAAGCTTCTTGTCATCAGATGGGAAGAGGATGTCAAGTTCGGATTCTGACAATGTGGCTTTCTCCTCTATGACCTTCTTGAATGTCTTGACCTTACGAGCCTCGTTCGTCTGAACCAACCCGTCAAGCATTGCTTGGTCTAGAACCTCTCTTAGGATTGTCAGTATATCGTTCTTTGTCTGAGGTGCATAAGGGTCTCCGTTCTCCTGCATAAGTTCCCTTATGAACCATCTGTCTATCTCACGAGCCTTGATGTCAACAAGCTTCATCTTGCCGAAGTAAGGTATGATTGCAGTCTCAAGCCTCTTCTGCTTTGTCTGAAGAGTGTGCCTCTCCACAGTATGACCACGTTGGTGCTTCATGTACCATATGGATTCCACATCCCTTCTTGTGTAGAAACCCTTCGCATACTGTCCGAACTCGTCCAGACTTCCGAGGTTCAGCTTGTCCTTCGCATCATCAATGGAATCACATCCAGTAGATCTCCATTTCCCGTCACTCTCAAGTATCTCGACCTTCCTTCCAGGTCTGTGTCTAAGCTTGTATCCCATAGCCGAATTATACCACAGAAACAGTCTCGAAAATCGAGAAAAAATGTCACAGAAATGACGGATTCTGTGACATTCAAAAGTGCATTTCCTTGTACTAGAAGGATTTCAATGATGGGCCCAGAGAGGTTTGAACTCTCCAAAATCGAATCATAGTGTGTTGATTCGGTGGTATATGCATCTGAAGCACACTATATGTGGTTTTCTCGCAGAACTCCGAATCATGTGTGTCACAGGGTTTGTGACACATATGTATAAGATTATCATTTACCGTTCCCAAAATCTTATATCGTATGTGACCTGCCCATCCTCATAGAATAGGGTGAATTCAAAATTGTCATGTCCTGAATTGAACACGAATGAAGAATCTCCAAAAATATCCTTAACTTTATAGATTATGTTCCCAACTGCCATTTCCCTTTCCGGGCCTATCAGAAAGACATCCATCGTATATGAAGTATCATCCTCAAGTTGTTCATAACCTCTGGTCTTCTCTTCCCAAATGCGATATTCAGGTATCTCCATCTCACCTGTCTTGTAAACCCTATAATGTAATTCATAACCCGTTCTGTTTATGACGCCTATGCGACTTACAGGGATATATGTAACTTGTGTGCATCCTGTTATGAGCAGAAGAAAAGAAATCAAAAATGCCAATTGTTTCATACCCTCATCCTCATAATTTCACATGGATAGTGCCTGTCGTACCTCCACTATCTGGAACGTAGTATAGTTCTCCTGTGCCAAGTTGCGAAATCTGAACATTATCTGGAATTGACAATGTGTCATTAAGGGTAAGAAATTTAAAGACTGTAGAAGAAGCGCTTCCTATTGTTATCACGGAATTGCTGTTGATATATAGGGCGCTCCAGCCGTAAGTGCTTCCGCTCCTATAGACGCCTTCATATAGTTTGGTTAGAGAGCTGTTATAACACGCCCATACCCACCTGTTCTGGGATGATGTCGCTATTCTGTCATATGTCAAGAATTTCACTCTACTGTCTGTTGATATATTACATGGATAGTAAACATCTTCAGTTGTAATACCATTGCTGATCAGAGAATTGTAAAGGGCTTCTGCACTTGCAGGATTACTTATGACAATGGGACTGATTATGTTTTCCCTTGGCAATGACCTAAATGAAGGGCATTTCAGATCTGATTTGTAGAGACCTTCATTTACTGTGATTGCCCCCAGCGAGTCAATGATGACCTTATCGTTTGTGCTGTGGATTCCACTATCAGTCGGATCGTACCAGAATCCTGTCCCGAAGTAGATCTTGCCGGAATCTATATCAACCTTGAACAGTTCGTTCCCATTGTATGTGACGTCAAATACCTTGTCCCCATTCCCATCATCGGAAAGCGCACGGAAACAGAAACCTGTGCCGTATGTGCCGACTGTTATGTTCTTTGTGATAAGAGCCATAATAAATGCCACATTGGCTGCAAGGCTCTCGAAAAATCCATTCTGAGCAACAAGATTCTGAAACCACCCGTATATTGCGCTTGTCGATGGGACTGTTACTGAAGAGTCATTAAGAACACTACCTAGAGCATGGAGCATCCTGTCTGCGTCCTCAAGATTTGCCTGCATCTCGACCCAGTTTGTACCATTGAACTTGTATGGGACACCTTTGGCATATGTCGAGAAATCATCTGATGCAACGAAGTAGTCTCCACTTATCACGAAGTGGTCAACACCAGCCTCGACATATTTCACAGGAACTGCTGAACATGTGCCGAAATCGTGGTCGTACTTCGTTTCATCGACAGCTGTTATCGTCTTCACATCAGTATCGCTTGATACCATTGTGAGAGTGACATCGTACCTTGCGTTGTACGGGATCTGAACTGTCACGTTGTCACCTTTCTGAAGCCCTTCAACCTCATCTGTTGGGGTTATGGATGTACCATTGACGGCAACTATAAGATTCCTTGTTGTGCTGTCAGAGCATGTGACAGTAAGAGTCCCTTCCTCATTAAGACCACTCAACACCATCTCGACTGTTATGAGGTTGTTGCCTGTCAGTCTGAGATTTCTGATGTAATTGTCGGAACTGAGCTTCATGTCTATTCCGTCTAGTGAAGCTGCATAATCCTCCTCAGAGTTTACAAACCCGTTCTCGTAGGCTATGTCGAATGCGTTCCTTCTCTTCGAGGCTTGTGTCCGTCCTGTGAAAGTCAATGTGCTCATGGCTTGATTGTAATACTAAATCTAGCGTCATACAATACTTGATAAACACTAGATGTAGTGTTAAAGTCTACATAGAACAGGAGATTATGATGGAAAGAATAGAGATACTTCAAGGGACTAACCCAATGATAGCAGTAAAGGTCAAGGATGTCACTCTTGTCCCTACAACCACACAGACTGTATCTGGGGAGACAATAACAAGGCATTCATATTTTACTATAAGGCATGATGACACATCATTTCTCCCATTGGATGTGACGAAAGGTGAGTTGCAGATCGAGATGGATTCGACAGGGACTGTTAATGACGAGTATGGCAACTCATTCATAATACAGAACAATAACAATGAAGGATATGCAGAAGTACGGTTGAGCCGTTCATACACAAAGCTTCTTCATGACCATGACTACTTCTTTCAGTTCAACCTGATAGACGATGATGGCAATCTTTTCGCTGTCGGTCAGAAGCCTACAAGAATTGTTGTAAGAACAAACCTTGCCGATTTCACGGAGGCAGATGGAGAATGAGAGACGCTGTCTATGAACATTCCTCTGATTATGCAGAGATAATTGGATGCGATGACAACAGAATAAAAGTTGACTATGAACTCTTCGTTGACAACGGTGTCAAGGAAACATCATCTGTTGGTGTCACAATTGTAGCGAACAACGTAGTCATAGATGACAATGTGCATATAGCTCCTGGTGGAGGCTTCATACAATGGGGCAATCTTATAGGAGACATAGATGCACAGACAGATCTGATTCAGATGTTCTCTGATGTAGATGATGACATAGAGGCTGAGGCACTTGCCCGTGAACATGCAGACACGGCAGAGGCCACCGCTAGGGCAAATGCAGATACAGCAGAGGCTACTGCAAGAGCAAATGCAGACATCGCTGAGTCCACAGCACGTTCAAATGCAGACACGGCTCTTGGACAGAGAATAGACGGACTTGCATCGTCAAAGGCAGACAAGATACCGGCCGCTGTTGAAGGTGACATCGTGCAGTTCGATGAGAACGGCAACATCGAGGACAGCGATGTGTCTGTAACTACAGTGACTGCCCACATGGCTGACACCGTGAAGCATGTCACGTCTCAGGACAAGGACAACTGGAATGATGCAGTTTCAGATGTTGCTGACATACAGGCACTCATACCAAATCAGGCGACAAGCACGAACCAGCTTGCAGACAAGGACTTCGTCAACTCAAGCGTCCAGACAGCCACAGCTATACCTCGTGGCACGTATAATCTTGTAAATGATCTGTTACTTACAACAAGCGCATCTAGGTCAGACATAGAGCTTGCACTTCTCAATGCCGTATCTGTGGCGGACACAAATGATTACTGTTATGTCGAGATACCAACATCTGATTCAACGCCTACTGAGATTCTAAGATACGAGAGATACAAATACGGTACGAACTCGTGGGTTTATGAGTACATCCTGCCTAACTCTGGTTTCACGTCAGCACAGTGGAAGGCGTTGAACTCAAACATCACGGCAGAAAGGGAGGCATCCTATCAGTCTCACATCAATGATGGCACTGTCCATGTGACAACTGCAAACAAGAGCGCATGGAATGCGAAGTATGACAAGCCAAGTGGTGGGATTCCATCGACTGACATGACATCTGCCGTACAGACATCTCTTGGCAAAGCAGATTCAGCGTATCAGAAGCCATCTGCTGGCATCCCTAAAACAGACCTTGCCAGTGGAGTGCAGACTTCTCTCGGACTTGCTGATTCAGCTTATCAGAAACCAAGTGGTGGAATACTGAAGACAGACCTAGCAAGTGCGGTGCAGACATCTTTGGGCAAGGCTGATACGGCTTTGCAGGATGGCGATGCAGTTCCACCGTATTCGGTTGACCAGACATATTGGGACACGAAACCGACAGATGGAAGCGTGAAGCCTGTGATTTCAGGGGGGATAGCTGATGCCATATCAGTTGAGGATGGAGAGCATATAGAGATAACGAACATAGGCACAATCCCGTCTAGTGTGAACAGCTATGCGTTGGTTCATACTCTGAATGGTGTGTCTAGGGTGGAGAACAACATCATCACCAACGGCAACTTTGACAATGGAAACGGATGGACTTTCGTGACTGCCAGCGGTTCGTACTCCGTTGCCGACAACATTGCGAAAATCATCATGGGTGGTAATACACAAGTCTTCCAACTTTTCAAAAGTGGTAGCGGACTCGGCTTCTCATATGTCGCAGGACACACATATCTCGTTTTTGCCAATGTCAAATGCTCTGCCACTTATGATTTCAAGGTTGTCCAGTACGAGACGGGGAATACTCATGTTGGTGGTGCCATCACCGCAAGTGCAAACCAATGGACACTTGTTCCGAGTCTCTTTACGGCAGGGGCAAGCGGACAGTTCGAAACCAATCTGCAATCATTCTCTTTCATGGAGAACGGTGACATCATCGAAGTCAAGGAGTTTGTTGTCACCGACCTTACCCTATACTTCAACGGAGGCACAATCCAGACACTAACTGAGATACAGTCCAAGTACCCCGAATTGCTTGAGCCTAGAGCCTACAACGCAGGGGAGATTGTGGACAGTACCTACACATCTGTCACTAGTGTTGGGGCGAATATGCTGAATCCGACAGTCTTCAAGAACAGACTTGTCGAATTGGGTGGGACAGATAACGAGGACGGGACAGTAACCATCCAAGCTAGTGCATTGCAGGGGAACACCATTTGGGAGAACACAAGCGGAGAATCAGTCATATCCGTGAAGCTGACTGGCACAAATAGTGCAGACTATGCGAACCTGCTTATCATCTACACAGATGGCACAAACACCACGCTCAGAATAACAGCAAGCGGTACATGGATAACCTCAACAAGCGGTAAGACAGTCAAGAGCATTGTCGGAATGTGGGCTACTGGTTCGACAACATTCGTTGTTTCGCAATGCGGAATATTCATCGGTTCAACTACCACATGGTCTGACTACATGACCGACACCCTCTCCATCCCCTCTGTGACACTCAGAAGTGCAGGGTCAGTATCCGACACCCTCGATGTCGAGAGCGGTGAGGTGACGAGATGCATTGGTAGCGTGGATTTATCCACTCTCTCGTTCGTCTACAATTCGGACTTGGAAGTGTGGTATGCACCTTATGCAAGCGGTGTGCCTTTCAGTTCGGCAAGAAAGAATCTGTTGTACCATGTAGGAACAAGCGAGTCGTATCTCGCAATGAACGCAGACAAGGCGATGCTTGGATACTACATGAACGATGGAACGGCAAGTGGTGCAGAGAGAATATACATCCGCAACGGCTCGTCAACGATTGCTCCGACTGGTGTCTTCTACTACGAACTTGCCACCCCCACAACCGAATCGGTCTCTCCAGTCTTGAACAACACATTGAAGATAGAGACAGGTGGCACTGTATATGCTGAGCAGTCGAACGAGCCTGAAGTAGATTCGGATTTCATAATCTCATATCCGTCTGACATCAAATCTGCGATAGTGAGAGCGTCTGGTGGAGGAGGCTCTTCTGTAATTGTTGTTGACAACCTTACAACAGAGTCATCAACCAGTGCATTGTCTGCACGACAAGGCAAGGTGCTTGACGATAAGATTCAAGGGATAGTTGACATAATATATCCTGTCGGCTCGATTTACATGAGCAGAAACAGCACAAGCCCAGCATCTCTGTTCGGAGGCACTTGGACAGCAATCGAGGACAAGTTCCTAATGACGAAGGGAAGCACATACACACAGGCGGGTGGTAGTGCGTCAGTCACATTGCAGGAAGCCAATCTCCCTGCACACAGCCACGGATTCACACCAGAAGGAAGTGTGTCTGTCGAAACAGACCCGACATTCAGCGGAACTTCGGGTACAGTATCTGTCAGTGGTGCCAACCATAGACATTCAATAAGTGGAAAACAGTATTCTGGTTCTAACTGGGCAACTTTTGCTTTTACTTTCCATCAAGCTAGAGATAATGCAAGTGCATACACTGAGTATTCTGGCAATCTGTCAATGAGCGGGTCGTTCACTCCCTCTGGAACAGTGTCTGGAGGCTCTTACGCCTTCACTGGAACATCAGGTGACACTGATACTACTGGTTCTGGCACATCATTCTCTATTCTCCCACCGTTTGATGTCGTATACGCATGGGAGAGGATAGCATAATGGAGACAGGTATGAGGGTATTCAATGAGGATAAAACACAAGAGCTTCAAGATTATGACCTTAATGTCGGTCATATTCAGAACGATCAGATTATTACACACCATGACGCGGTCATCGTTCATCATGATGCGATAGTTGTCCATCACGATGCAGTCATCGTTCATCATGATGCGATAGTTGCCCACCACGATGCTGTGGCTTCAGTCCCAGAACAGGGCCATTATGAGGTCGTTGCAGAGTATCAGAACGGTGGAAAGGATGTCAGATGGGTTGTGGACGTACAGGGTGTTGAGGGGCATGACGAGTATGACGATGTCATCTCTAAGGCGTATGACGAGACCGTTTCCACAGAGTACGATGAGGTGATTTCTGAGGCGTATGACGAGACCATATCTGAAGCATATGACGACATAGAGCCCATAGGGATTTACATTCCATACACCCAAAGCGAACTTCTACTGAGAGAGCTAGAAAGCTGTCTGGCATGGCTGGATGACCATGACTACATCGGCGTGAAGATCGCTACAGGACGTGCGACGGTGGAAGAGTATGCTGATGTTATAGCAGAGATGAACATCAAAGCCGAGAGGATAAATGAACTCAAGGCTTTGTTGGCAGAATCAAGTGATTGAGGGGGATTTGAATGGAAGATAAGAAGATTGATGACAATATCCTTTACGACTATACGAGGGATGCTCATTTCGAGAACAGAATGTCGAAGATGATAATCATAGTCATGGCTTTCGTGATTGCGCTGATGGTTGTTGGAACTGTGATAATCTGTCTGTCGAACCAGCGTGCGATGGAGAGGATGGCAGAACACAACTCAGAACTGATAATAGATTTCATGAGCCAGTACGATTTCGAGACCACGATAGATGTGACAACCGACAGGAACATGTTCAACGCAGGAAATGTCCAGATACTGAGGTGACCCTATGCCTATAAAAGTTACTGTCACACGAACGGCAAAAAGGAAGGATGGGAACTCGATAGGGACTGTGAGGAAATCTACAAATGTGAGAGTGTCGAACTCACGGGTGACTGTAGTCGGTTCTAGAAGCGTAACAAGACCGGGGAAAGAGAATGTCAGAGTCAGTAAGAAGAGTTAACGGATTCTTCAGAAACGCAGTGAAGAGAGACATAGAGGGACTCCATGAACAGCTTCTTCTGACTGACCGACAGTACAGGATATATTCTCTCTTCTACATTGAGAGGAAGGACATAAACTATATATCAGACTGCGTCTACATATCACCTAGAGCAGTAGAGAAGGAATTGCGGGTGATTCGCAAGAAGATAGTCAAACACATGAATCTCTGACCATGTTCTGCTCATGGCCTTGAAACCTCCTTATTCTTGAACTGCCTCAGAAATGTGGCAGTTCTCTTTTTTGTTCCTTTTCTGTACGCGAAATGTGCTTATAGAGTGCCACAACATATGCCGTAAAAAAAATACGATAAAGTCATGATGAATTACGGAAACCCGATAAGCAACTACCAACGTAACCTTCAGCTCGCACAGCAGCAGCTTCTGCAGAGCCAGATGCGTGCGAATCCACAATTCAGTCCATATCCACAGCCTCAGCAGCCACAGTTCTACACGCAACCTGTCGGCTCGATAGACGAGGCCAAGGCATATCCGGTTGATCCGGGGATGTCCTATATCTTCCCGGACACAGGCACGGGGAAGATCTACCTCAAGATGCTAAACACGGCGACAGGAAGATCCGACCTGTTCACATACAAGCTGGATGAGAGCACGGCCCAGGAAGCCGAGGCGGATCCGATCCAGCAGATCAATACAAGACTCGCGTCAATCGAGAAGACAGTGGGGGTACTCTATGAATCCATTTCAGGCCATCCAGGCAATGCGAAACCCGACGGGGGCAATGCAGCAGCAACTGCTCCGGCAGATGCAGCAACGCAACCCGCAGCTCTATAGCCAGATCCAGCAGATGACATACGGTAAGACCGATGAGCAACTGAGGCAGATGGCTTACAACATCGCCAGGGACAGAGGCATCGACCTCAATGTCCTGGCAGCCCAGATGGGAGTGAAGATCTGACAGGGGCTGTCAGCCCTGATCTCAAATTCTTGATATACAGGAGGAAATGCAATGGTTACTGAGACTACAGGAACACCAGTCTTCATGAATGACGGATTTGGTGGCGGCATGGGAATCTGGTCATTGCTGATATTCGCCATGTTCATGATGAACTGGGGCGGCGGTTGGGGGAACAACAACGGCTTCGCCAACGCCATCGGCTATGAGAACCTCGCCACATCCAACGAGGTGCAGCGTGGGTTCGACACACAGAACCAGATGGCCAACCAGCGCGAGATCCTCGCAGCAGTCAACGATGCGAGCGCACGCGGGCTCGAGGCCACCAACCAGGTTTTCCACGACATGCAGACCACAGTGTTCGACAAGTACGGCGAGCTTCAGAGGGACATCGCTGCCCTCGGAGTCGGACAGGCCAACCTGCTTGCAAAGGAGAACGAGTGCTGCTGCTCCACGCTTCGCGCGATCGACGGCGTGAACTACAACAACGCGCTCAACACAGCAAGCATCAACGCCAACACCACAGCACAGACCCAGAAGATACTCGACGCTCTTGCAGAGAACAAGATCGAGGCTCTACAGGGCAAGGTCAACGAGCTCCAGCTCAACCAGGCAATGGCAGGCGTTGTCCGCTATCCGAACGCATGGACATACAACGCAGGCCCAAGCCCGTTCTGTGGATGTCAGAACAACGGATTCTTCTATCCTTATGCAGGCTGATTCATCTTTTCGATTGACTATTCCACTTTTCAAGTGTCGACAGCATAGAGGGTGGTGCAAGCCACCCTCATTTTTCATACAGGAGAATAGACTATGTGCAATTGTATTCCAAGAATAAGAGCCACCGCCATCACCAGCGCGGCCGGAGCGACTACCATCACCATCCCCACGACACCCGAGATAATCCCCGGGCAGATCTATGACATCGGACTGTTCACCGCGATCCCGGCGGAGACGGACGGAAGCACGCTGACCATAACGAACGGGACCGAGACGGGATTTGTGCTCAATGCAATGGGGAACTACTTCAGGCCTCTCCCTCTCAGGAGCAGGACAATACTCAGGGTGATGTACCTTGACGATCCGGCGCACTGGCAGCTGATAGGAGTCAAGAGATGAAGATCATAGAACAGCTTTCCGACATGATCTCCGAGGAGATCGACGATGCGATGAAGTATGCAAAGTGTGCGAAGTTGCATGAGGATGACATGGAACTGTCGAGGACTTTCAGTCTCCTTGCAAACGAGGAGCTGAACCACATGGACATTCTGCACTCGCAGGTCACTCGGATAATAAAGGATTACAGGGAGAATAGGGGAGAACCGCCAGCAGACATGATGGCAGTCTACAACTATCTCCACAAGAGACAGATAGATAGGGTAGCAGATGTGAAGTCAATGCTGTCCTAAAACTCCACTATATATAGCGTAACGATATTTACAACACACTACCCATGTGGTATATTCCAGCTAGAGGAATAGCCGTATGGACATCGAGAAAGTATTGGAGAGCCACGAATCTAGGCTTCAGAACCTTGAGAATGCAAGGGCAGAGATCACAAGCCGTCTCGGCAAAGTCGAGGACAAGGCGAGTGGTGCTTGGAAGACCATTGGTGAGACAAGGGGAGAGGTAGCCGACCTCAGAAAGGAGGTGGACGAGTTGAAGAAGGACGTCAAGGAGATGAAATCCATGCAGGACAGTGCCGGAAAGACTCTCAAGATTCTCGTTGGTGTTGTAGCTGGTCTTTGCGTGGTTGTCGGTGGATTCCTCGTATACATCTGGAAGCATGATGCCGAACTTGCCAAGAGCATTCTCGGACTCGGCTCTATGATAGGGAACATAATCGCCTAACTAACCTTGCAAGGAGAAGAATATGTTGGAGAAATTAGGACTGGCTGTTGAGAACTTCCTCAACAATTACGGAACAGCCTTCCTCATGATGGCTGTGGCGGGACTGATAATCGCATTGGTTATTGAACTTGCAGTAAAGAACGCATTCGCTTGGCTTGAGAAGAAATTCGATGGCAAGGACAAGGTTCTTGATGCTCTCAACATCGCAAAGATGTCAGTCATCTTCGTGCTTACCATAGCACTTACAGCTGCATCGACAAAGATTCTGATGGCTGGTGGACTTCAGTTCCCAGGGAACAAGGCACTCGCACCGATTTGGTTCGCAGTGATCTATTTCTGCCAGTATGGGTTCTCGGTCTATGGCATCAAAAGCCTTCTCGGACTCAAGGACAGAGAGCCGAAGCAGAAGAAGGAGAGGAAAGACCCTCTTGAGGGACTCCAGAAACTCTCCGATAACTGTTACACGGACGGAGCAGGCAACTACTTCAACAAGAAGGGAAAGAAGCTATGAACGGAGGTGCGTTTGCCTTTTTTGCATCGATAGCGATTGTTCTGCTTGCTTGGATAGGTGGGAAAGCTTCGTCCAAGAGGATTGAGAATGCCAAACGTGAAGCACGTGAAGCCAAGACTGAGGCACAGAATGCAAAGGTGCATGACGAGATTGTGTCTGATGTGTCTTCGGCGATAGTGAAGTCTGTGGAGACTAAGGCAGAGGCTGAAATCGAACACAATCAGACGATGGCTGAGATTGAGACGGCAAAGAAGGCAAACGACATCGACCGACTTATGGAGATTGCCAAGAGGATGGCTGAGAGAGCCATATCGAAAGGAGCATCAGAAAGATGAGAAGATGGTCACCATTATTGTTTTTGCCGTTGCTATTGTTTTTGTGTTTGCTTATGTCCTGTTCAACGACAAAGACTGAATACGTCTATGTCAAAACGGATATAAGTGATGTCGTAGAGCCAGTACTCGCACAGAGACCGGACAATTCTGTTCTGAAGATCAACAACGACCAGATACTCCAGCTTGTGGATGTAATCGAGAACTCGGAACAGTACATGTATGCGTGGGAGATGTGGGAGAACTACGCTGTTCTTCTTGAGGACACATTGGTATCCGTGAAGGACAGGCTGGCTGATGATACAGGTTCTCCGTTGGAGAATTAAATTCAACTCAATATATGACAAGACCACCCCGTTTTTGGGTGGTCTCTTTCTTATGCTTGTATCTTTGCTATAAGTTTCTCATACTTTCTTATCTTTCTTTCAAGACGCTCTATCTTTCTTTCAGCTTTGAAGTAAAGTCTCCATACATCATCTACTACAGAAAATGCAAAGAAATCGACAATTTCACTCTCTGACATCTGTTTAATTATTAGGTCATCAATTGAAATGTCATCATCCTTCTCCACTCTGACCTTCATAACTGTTTTTATGAATTCTTCATCATTGCACACAAAAGGCACTTCAGAATCTACTCTACCTAAAGGACAATTGTCTTTTTTGTTATATAAGTAATAAAGTATAGTGCCTTTATTAGGTTTACTTGTTGAACTGTTACTCTTCTCTTCCATCTGTCTTCTCCATGTTAATAGTTGAAACATATTCATTAAGTGCAGTTTTTCTTCTGCACATCTGGACTCCATCAATGAATCCGAACTTCGCACAATGAGCCTTGGAATTGTCGAGCAAGACATCGAAATCAACGCAGTTCTCGCATTCCTTGAATTGTGCTGGCAAATTGAAACTATCTTTCACGTACAACCTCCATGTGTTCTCTCCATGCCTTCGGTATTCTCGATATGGCATCGAGCGCTGCTTGTTTGCTTGAATATCTCTTTGCCTGGTCTTTTGACAGAGTGCAGAGATAAGCCTTCTCTTTTTTGAGATGTTTCCGTACCCACATCTCAATCAGAGTGCAATGGATCAGATACATACTCCATCTCCTGTTCTGTGCGAAGTATCTCCTTCGTTGTCTGATACATTCTGTTGCCAAGGCAGTATGGACATTGCCCGTGGTCACGTTTCTTGCCTTTGCCTCCGTGATTACGACAGGAACATGCTATGGCTTGTGCGCCATGATACGGCTTTCTGTGTTCTCTGCCTTTCTCAATTGCTTTGTCCAGACTCATTCATAGTCCTCGCTCTTGACGGTCTTCCTTAGACCTTCCCAGTCATGTGACAGGAACTGGCTCATGGCCTTCCGGCAATTGTGTCTGTTCTCGCACTCGCCTGAGTTCATTGATGCAGGGCAATGTATGCAATGGCAGTCGAAAGCCTTTATAAGGTCTTCAAGGCTGTCTCTGTACACTGTCACGAACTCTCCACACTCAAGGTTCTTGTTCGAGAGAGAAGCCTTCAACGCTTCGTTCTCGACCCTCAGTTCCGCAACTTCTCTGGCATAGTCCTCAAGGGTCATGCCTTCAAGCCAGTCAAGTTCCTGTCTCACTTTGGCATATGGTGTGTTCATTCACTAGCCTCCGTTCCATTACCTACGAATCCTGTAATTGGGCCAGTACCTGTTCCTACAAACCCAGTAATTGGGCCAGTACCTGTTGTGCCACTAGCCTCCGTTACAGTAGATTCGGTATCATCGACTCTATCGTAGTAAACCATAATCGAGCATCCGCACACAGGACAGGTTATGTGCATGAGAATCACGTCTGCCATTGCATAGCGCAACAGTGAGTGACACTCGAAGCATTCCACCTCATAGACTGGCTTCTTTCCCGTTTTAATACATTCAATCATTACTAGCCTCCAAAACTGTCTGTGCATCAGTGTCATCTGTCATGGAAAACTCAACCCAACATTTGTACGGACGCTCATCCCCTTGGAAGATGCCTTGCACACAGAAGCCTGTTATCTTGTAGTCTCTATCAACAAGCCTCTGAACAAGCTCCTTCTTCAGAACATCGCCAAACACTAACTTGACTCCGTTCTTCTCGTCCTCGTCCATCTTTTTGATGAACTCAAGCAGTTCCTTGTTTTGCTCTTCATTAAAAAACATTGTTAGCCTCCAAAACCGTAGGTGCGTCCTCAAGAACTTGCATTGCCCAATAATGGTCACAAGTCTTGCATCTGACCCCATTCCAGTTGTCACATTCCTTGCAGTAGTACTTGTCTAGGTTCTTTATAGCCAAGTCCGCATCTATCAATCTTCCATGTTCTGGAATCTCGATTGCCTTCGTGTATGGAATCTGCCCATAGCCTTCCTTCACAGTTCCATCTGATGCCACCGCAAGCCAAAGAACTTCGTTCTTCTTTGGAAGCCTAACGCCCTTAATCAGCGAGTCCATGATTCACCTCCATCCAAATCTTCTTGCCAGTCACATAAGCACTTTTCACCTTGTCCAAATCTCCAACCTCAGCTTCCTTGACCTCGACAAGAGGACATTCCTTGAACGAATATCCTTTTTTGACAAAGCACTTCTTCAATGGACAAAATGTGCTGAAGCTATCAACTGTCGCAAGTTTGCACTCTTCACACTTTGTCGGCATCTCCAAATTCTTGATTAAGATGTCAGCCATTGTTCTCCTCCCACGTTCTCACAATTGCGAAATCCTGACCTATACGTTCCGTGTAATAGTCCCACTTGGACTTCATGCCGTTCATGGCGGGTTTGTCTGAACGAATTGTGCAGAACGGTATGCCCTTGTCTCCAGCGAAGAACAGCTGAATGTACTTGCCTGACTTCAGCGGATAGCGTGTGCCGTCCGTTGCTGTGGTGTCATACTCTATAAGCTCCTTGTATGTCTCAATGTTGAGATGCAGAGGATAGACAGCCAGCAATTTTGCGAATCTCTGTCCGTGAAGTTTCACGTATTCCTTACTGAATTTGATTGTGTTCATTGCTATCCTCCATAGCTCCGTTCAAAGCATCTACAACATTTGGTTTGTATTTGGTGCATACAACCTCTTCACCAGTCTTGCCTTCTTCATCAATCCAAGAGAGAACCGCCTCTTGCACCATCATATCAACTCTGTGTTCATTCTGTTTGGTGTCGATACGAACTATCCTCTTCGGTACTATCCCGTGACCTGTCAGAAGTCCGTGGAACTCCACAGGCTTGTCCGTCTCAATCAGATATCGTGCCATTACTTTCCTCCATTTCTTCAAGTTTCAGCTTCCTTCTTATGGCATCGTTCCTTCTTTTGAGATTAGCCTTGTTCTTGCCGTGAAATCTGTAGTTCGGAGAAAAGGGGACACCACATCTGACAAGGTTTGCCTCTGCATACTCTATGCACCCCTGCATATAGCTCATATCCTCGTAAGTTGGCCCGTTATACTTGTCAAACGTTTGGTCAGGAGTGCCGATGACCTCAAGCCACAGAACTCCGAAATGACCCTCCAAGTCCAAATGAACTTTACTGCAAGCCACACAAGCAAGGATTTCGTACTCATAGTTGCCAGTAAACGAAGCCTTGAAGCAGAAGGCATCTCGTTCAACCCAACCATCACAATGAAGCCATTGCCATCCGTTTTCGGTTAGTATGCGGTAGATCTCAACCATTGCTATCCTCCTTATACGGCTCAATCCTCATCCATGCAACCACCTCGGAGAAAGGAATTCTAATATCGTCATTTTCAAAAAATCCTTTCTCAAAATTAGGTCTGAACAGAAGACCTGCGATGTAGTTCCCGATGCAGTCATACTCCGTGTGTAGGATAAGAGCATAGTTCCACTGCCAGTTTTCATCATCTTCGATTACACTCGGTGTTTCTGTATGCCATCCATCGGAACGTCTGTTCCATTTCTCAACCAGATTCAACTTGGCTCTCTGTCTCGCTTCTTCATCGTCCGCTGAAAACTGCTCGGATTCCATGAACAGACGGCATCTGCAACTGGTCTTCGGGTCAGTTCCTTTTGCGATTATGCACAAGTAGCTACCATAGTCTGCGATGGTCACGGCCTTCCCACAAAATGGGCATAGCTTTAACTCAGTCATTCTGTCTCCTCCCTCTAAATGCTTGGCCCCAGACCCGGGACGAACTCGTCGAAGTCAGGCAGGGGATTGTCCTCGCTCTGCCACAGATGTAGGCAGTATTTGTGGATGTTCACATAGTGATCCTTCTCAGGAAACACCATGATAGCTTTGCGGTCATCACCCACGAAGTTGTTCTTCACAAGCTGGATGTCATCGTAGTCCGGCATCCTGTTCGGCCTGCTGAAGGAGATGTGCAACCACTCCACTCCGTCATACCTCGCCGGACTGCACATGACCCTGAGCCCCTTGTACATCCAGACTCGGATGTAGTCGTCGGCGTCCTTCGCCAGCAACCTGTAGACCGCCGAACTGCACCTCGACCAGAACGCCGGCGGCTCCGGGAAATATGCCGCCTCGGATATCCTGATGCGCTCTATCCTCCCGTCAGGGCTGGATGGGTTCATCCTCTCAACGGTCTTTATTCCCATGTCCCTACGCATCTTCTCAAAGACCTGCTCACTCTCAGGTGAAAGAGTCAATGCACACAAATCCTTCTCTTTCATGTTCCCTCCTCATATGGAAATCGCTTTCGCTCATGCCTTTCATCAATACAGCTCATGTATCCTTTCCCTGCGGACCCATTCCCTCATGGTGAATTGCGGATTGTAATGGTCCCTGATATACTCGACGCACTCGCACCACTTGATGGCGCACTCCTGAAGTTCCTCCTGACCCCTGAAGAGCCACCTGTTCTTCACGAGATACTGATGGCAGAACTTGGTCACCCTCCTGAGGTTGCTCAGGCTGAAGTTGTGGCAGTCTCCGTCCAGAAACACTATCTGGTCCCCGCGGTCCAGTTTGCCGTATGCGTTCATCCACACCCATTTGGCCTTCGGCATCCAGTTGAGGTTGGGGTTCCCTCCCTGCCTGTACTTGACGTACACGATGCCGTTGGTCTCCCTCTCATATCCGACCGGCACGGTTCTGTACCCGTCCTCCCTCCTGATTCCCATGTAATTCAGCTTCGACAGGATACTCTGCCATGTCTGGTCGCATCCGAACTCCCTGTTGAACATCTCAGCCAGCTCCTTCGCGGTCCTGCCATTTCTGTTCCTCTGAAGCCACTCGAGATGGACCGGGGAGTATGCGAAGCAACCCTTTATGTGGTAGTGCGTCTTGGTCAACCCCATGCTGTAGGCCAGATACTGGAGTCTGCCCGGCGGGATATTCTTGTGGAACTCCCCATTGAACATCTCGGCGAGTCCGGCCCAGCCGGCATCGTCAAGATGCCTTCTGAGCCATTCCCTCTGCTCATCAGTGTAGACGATGTGCGCCATGTCAGTCCCCGACCTTGCCTGTGATGGCATTGCTCGTCGACATGTCCTTGATGGCGACGTCGCGCCTCAAAATGATGTCCGCGTTGTTGATCATCTGCTTGGCGATCCCCAGCGAATACTCGACGTTCGTCAGGTTCTTCTTCCTCTGGTACTCCGTACCCTCCTCCTGCAACTTGTCGAAGCAGTTCCACAGGATGTCATGCAGATCCACCAAGGTCCTTCTCTTTCCGTTTTCAGCCATTTCATTCTCCTCCTATAAAAATCCGGTCCGGGGCGAACATTCTCGTGACCGGCAGAATCCTATTTCACATGCCGTATGTCACACACAAACCTAATGCAGCTCGACTATGGCACGACCCCTCCAATGCTCGTACCTGTCTATCTTGTCGATGTATCTCTGCGCCTCGCTCTCTCTTCCACACTCCTGGACTGGCACACCCTTTATCCACTTGGCTTCAGTCACATAGATTGGCTTGTCCTTGTCGAATGCCTTAAGCACAAGCTTGTTGTGGCTGTCGTTCCACACCTTGACGATGTACGTCATACAACCACCCCAAGACCAAGCTGATCCTTGTTCTCAAGGACTCTGTCGATGGCACGCACCTTGGCGAGTTCTGCCTTGATTCTTGAGATGGATTCGTTTCTGCACTGCTGGAGTTCATCGTACTTCATGGGTCTCTTGTACCCCCTCTTGGATGATGATGAGATTATCAGAGTCTCCGGTTTGTCAGTCCTAAGTCTGTGAATCTCATCCCTTATGGCTCTGTCAGACATTCCAGTCATGCTGACAAGTTCCTGTCTCGTCACATAATGGTCAAACGGAATCAAATCAATGATGCTCATGCCCTTTCCTCCCTTTGTCTGTCGTACCATTCGTCTGCCTTCATGTCAGAGATATCCTGCTCTGACAGAGGTCTCTGTCCTTCCCAACGCTCCATGCCGTCATCTATTCCCTCGATGATTGCATCGTTCAGTTCCATCACGAAATCATCGTACAAGCCATCGAAGTCTGGCTCGGTTCTACCGTTGATGTACTCGTTCTCCATCCTCGAACTGGCGAAGTCACTTGCCCACTTTGTCACGTCCTTGAGGAATTTCTTGAACTCATTGCTCATCATGCTCAAGCTCCTTTATCTGCCCTTTGAGTTCGTGGTAAAGTCCGTCATAGTACTTTGCGCTTTTCTTCATGAGAGCCTTTCTCCCGTCCTCTTCGGACAGACGGAGCAAAGCCTCCTCATCACCTTTCCTTGCCATGCTCATGTCCTCGATTCTTCTGACACGCTCCTCTCCGATCAGACGGACAAGGTTGTATCTGAATGCAATTACGTTGCCATTCATCATGACATTGCAGACGGAGCATTGAGGCCACAGATTGTCCGGCTCTGTCTCGGTCGCTCTGTCCTGTCTGCTTATCAGATGTCCACCTTGGCAAGTGGGGTCACCAAGCTTAAGCTGCTTGCCACAGCTGATGCACCACAGCTTGCCGTACTCTGCAAGGAATCTGTACTTGCAAAGCTTCTGAGCCAATGAAAGGCATTGGGTTCTCGTGTGAAGCTTCTTCTTTGTGTTGCTTCTGGCTTTCGGTTTGGTCTTTGTCATGGCTCACCTCAGAACGGGATGTAATCATCGTTGAAGCTTTCAGGCCCTTTCTGTTCAGAACCTGGCTTTGTGCCATCCCACAGATACTTGTCGTACTCGTCCTCGTTCTGGAAAGTTATGCCGTCCTGTGTATACGGATATGTGTGTCCGTACTTGTTGTTGTAGTCATAACCCTTGTCGGATTCGTATTTCGGCTCGTCCTTGCGTTCATCTGACTTGCCGTTGCCTACGAACTCGAAATGCTCAACATAGATGTTCTCGTATGTCTTTCCGTTGTACTCAGTCCACTTGGGTGTTCCGATGACCATGACCATCCTTCCCTTTGTGAGGAAATCGGACAGTCTGTTGGCTCTCTCTCCACCCCAATAGCATGTGTAGAACTTCGAGGTCTTGTCCTCCAGGTTCACAGCGATGGTGAACTTCTGTGCAGTCCATCCCTTTGTGTTTGTCTTCATCTCTGCGTCTCTCGTGAGACGTCCAGTAATCGTGTAAGCTATCATCCTTTCACATCCTCCAGAATGATGTCGTTTCTCAGAGCCAACTGATACAGAGCATCAATCAGCATCTTGAACTGCGCCACGTTCGCATCCCTAGATGAGATGCCAACGAATGTGCCGTCCTTCTCAATCGGATACCCATCTGCATCCCTCTGCACGGGGTATCCGTAACCTATCGCTATCTTCTTCGCTTCAGCTTTGATGTACTCCTCGTCAAATCCACTCTGCGTAGCCAGCCTGTGGACTAGCAGCTGATACATTGCGTTCTGCTTGCCAGTCCTCAACTGGTACACAGGTTCTACAGTAACCATGACTCCGTTCGGATAGAGTCCTACGAAGTCACGGATTGTGGATATGATTTCGGAAGGGGTGTCACCCTTATGCACTTGGAACTGACGGATCATTCTCCAGAACCTTCTTTATGGACTGGTAAAGGAAGTTGGTCAGCTTCGTTGCCGTTGGGCATCCGTTCTGCTTGCACACCTCGGCAAGCTTCGCCTTGTCGGGGCAAATCTTGAGGAGTTCATCCCAATAGAACATCCATTCCGGTTTACCCTTGTCGGCTTTAGGCTCGGCTTTGGGCTGTGGGGCAGGGGATGTGCCGTCCTCTGGCAAGTCCTCACCAGCGTAGATGTACAAGCCAAGACCATGCCTTGCCACAGCCTTTGTAAGACTGCGCTGAATTGCCTTGTTAACATCGAACGAGGTGACCTTGTCCTTTGGGATGGACTGATTGCGATAGTCCATGACGGGCAGATATTCGATATGCTCGATGCCGTTGACAGTCACTCCTGTCTTGACCCAGCACGTGCGACCATCTGTGTGGTAGTTCCATCCATCGATGTTCTCGTAGATTCTGTATGTTGCATCTGGGTGAAGCTTCTTGACCTCTCCCCATGCCCATGCCCATGAAAGATATGTGAGACCGTTCTTCTGCTCGGTCTTCCCGTTTACATTGATTGAATTCAGTTCGGTGAAGTAGTTCTCAGCCATTCTTTGCCTCCATCATCTTCTTGTAGTGAGGACAGAAGTCCTTCACATCGCAGTAGTATCTGCATCTCAATGACTCGCCACCAACCTCTTTGATGGTGTGGTCATTCTCAGTGAACCCAGCCTTCTTGAAGCCTTCCTCTGCCTCTGCCAAGGACTGGTAGCTTGCGTGTCCGTTCTCGGCTTTCGCTTTAGGCTTGCCGTCCTTGGTGAATCCGTAGATCTTCCAAGTCTTGGTCGCGAATCTGTACTTGTCTGAACAGATTGGGAGTGCCTCATCGGACAAGTCCTTCATTGAAATCACTTGCGCTATGGTTGCGAGAGCCTTGTCGATTGACTCAGTTCCACTTTCAATCTCGATTGGCAGCAGCCTCCACTTGTCGATGGAGTTGCCAGCCATCTTCTCCTTGACCACGGAGAGGTCTGTTATCCTCGCCAGAATCTTCATCTCATCAACTGTCATGAACCAGCTTGGGTCTTCAGCGATGAGAAGGTGACGATAGATGTTCAGCTGATGCTTCCAGTCATCGTCATCACCACTCGCAGACTTGTTGTAGGTGGCTATCTTGGTGTTCTTGATGTCGAGGAGCGTTCCAGTTGTCGGATCATATGCGTCTAGTCTTCCACAAATCTCAACCTCGACTCCGTCAAGAACCTTGAATACTGAAGAGACTTCCTTCTCTGTGATCCATCCAGCATTCTTGAGGTCTGCTTCGATTGACTCGTGGACGGCTGTTCCGGCATTCGAGTCTGCCGTGTCTTGCAAGTCGTTCACGATGTCGTTAAAATGTCTTCTGCGAAGGATGATGGCGGTCGGGTCTTTGAGTGTCTCCGTGACCGAAAACTCGTAGTCACCCATTTTCCTGTGACTGCCGTTCATCCTCTCTGCCCAGTCAACGAGGAAGCCGGGCATTCCACTTCTGTTGCCAGTACTCATACAACCTCCTCGCCGTCATAGTCATCATCAACAGACATCTGCCTGTCGATCTCATCCTCGATGTCAAGCTTTGCGCTCTCAAGGATGTTGTTTGCGTTGAATGCCTCACGATACATCTCTGCGTACCCTCTCGTGAGGTCGAAATGGAAGAGGTCATTGGGGAAGCCTTTCACCTTCTCCTGCATCTCCTTCATCCGAACGTTGTTCGCCTCGATTCTCTTGTTGAGAATCCCTACAGCCGTTTCCAAACCATGTACCAAAGCCATGTCTACCATAGGAAACCTCCTAGAACGGCATACCGTCCTCTTCAGAATTCGAATCCACCTCAACCTCTGCTGAGGGGATGTCCAGCTTGTCCTCTTGAGGAGCAATCACCTTTACGTACTGCTCATCAATCTGCTCCATGAATGCATCCTTGACTCGTGCCATCATGTGCCTCCTCTGAACGATTGCCCTTGTACTCATCCAAGAGCCTCACTCTCTTCCATGCGAGAAATCTGATGGATGGGTCTACCTTGTGCTGGAAAGTCAGATAGTCCTTCGTGTAGCCACAGATGGTGTACATCAGCATTCCGTTGCAGTTGTCCGTTGTGTAAGCCACGAGGTACATGCCGTTATCCTTAGGCTTGCTCGTCCATCCCTTCGGAATAACTCTGAGATTCTCTGCCTTCATGCTCATTCAGTTCCTCCTCGATTCTCTTGAGAGCCATCCAATGGCTTCTCAGTTCCGTCTCTGGGTGGCTCAGATGGATGATGCAGTCATCCTTCGGCCATCTCACATTCCTCTTGCCCTTGATTCCGAAGCCGTAGCCAGGAAGCAGCCAAGGCTTCTCAGATAGTCTGTTGGGGCTGATCCCTATCAGCTTGGCAAGTCCCTTTCTGTCGAGCATCTCGATGTCGTTCCTATGTTCCTTGGCTTGCTTCAGACGTTTGAAGAACTCGACCTTGGTCATCATCACGCATGGAGTGCCGTCCTCTTTACGGAACTCAATCACTTGAGACCCCCTCGTGCAGCTTGCCTTCAGATTCCTCTTTCACAGCGTTCTCTACAATCTGTGCAATGTAGCCTCTGAATGTCATGTGCTTCTCCTTTGCGATTGACTTCGCCCTCTCGATTACAGAGGGACTGGTGTCAACCCAAACCTGTGTAGGTATTCTTTCGGTAGTTGTCATTCTGTTACCCCCTTAAGTATCTTAGACCTTAATCAATGACTTTGTCAACCCCATTAAGTCACGGAAACACAACTGTGTGTTAACTTAAAGACAGGAGGAAGTTAGACTATGACAATGATGGTCTTGGATTTTTGGAGCAGATTTGATAAAGCTAGGACGGGGACTCTATCCGATGTGTCACTATCAACTGGGATTCCAGTTGGTACAATCAAGAATTTGAGGTCTCGCAAACTTCTACCAAGTCTTGCTGATACTATTGCGATTGCAGATTATCTGCATGTTACTTTGGATTGGCTTGTGCTAGGTAAGGTGATTGATGAGAAGGGTAGTGAGTTGAGTGAAGTGCTGAAGTCATATTCTGAAGCTGATGTACTTACACAACTCATGGTTCGTAGATTGCTCAAGCTTACATAACAAGACCTTAGAGAGAAATCACTCATATTCATACTAACCTTGGTCATGCAATATTTACCTACTTGTTCAACAAAGCTAGGTCTAGTCATGTATGGTCTTACTGTTATGCTTGTCCTAACACAACTGTATGACCAATCATGTATGAACATAAACCAATTCCCCTTGATAAAGAAAAGAAAAAGAAAAGAAAGCATTTCCCCTTTCCCTTCAGATGATTGACCGTACTTTTCTGATCTTCGTGATGATATATGCAGTCTGTACGGCTTTGCCCTGCCAATATGCCTTGTCAACGAGATTCCTCTTCTTGTCTGCACCATGCTCCAAGTCATGGAACTCGTCCTCAAGTTCATCAAGAAGCACATCCAGCAGATTAGCCACATCACTTGTCCTCACATCCATCATCCTTGCACCTCAATGTTATCTCGACACCAAGTATGTCGAGCATGTCCATGACCGCTTTCCTCACCTCGAACAGTCTGTTGTTCATCGCCACCTTGACATACTCCGAAAGACGGTCAAGATTGTGCTGAAACCCACAGCTATCTGAGGTTTTCGGAAACGTCCCCACCTCGATGTCAAATCTGTCGTCCACAGAGTAGTCCAACTGAAAATGTGGGGATAGCCAATCATTTCCGTCGATCTCTGCATGGACACACACAAGCTTGTCCTTGTTCGGCTCTTCCTTGAGATTCTCAATCAACTGTCCTACTGTCATTTTCTGTTCTCCTTTGCTCGATATATCTGAGCTATTCTAGCTGGAATGACATAATCTCCGTTGCACTTGTCGCAACACTCACCATCGTTGATGGGCAATGCATTGTTGCCCCATCCTGTGTACTTCTTGCCACAGATTGAACACTTCTTAACCTTGTCCATTGCTGACCTCCACCCACACACAAGAGTCATACTCTTTCTTCCACTCCTCGAAGTGATTTTCCTCTTCTAGAGAGAACCCTTTGTGTACGCAGTCACTGATGAACGCATCGAAATCTGCACACTCAAGATTGCCTATGAGAGTCTCATAATCCCACGGCTCATCTATCACAAGTTCATCATCGATGTATGACTTGCAAGACATCGTGTTTAGGTCGAAGCTGACTTGAATCTCATGGGAGTACTTCGAGTCATCATCGAACTCATACGTTGTGTAAGCCAAGTCAAGGATTCCGTCCTTCGGCAGTCTCTTGATAGGCTCGTTGCTGAACTCCTCTGAAGTGTACTCGTTGTAAGCCTTCAGAATTTTCCTTCTCTGGTAAGGTGACAGTTTCATGGCATCCCTCCTCAAATCGCCTTCTTGTAGATTCTGTTGCTCTCAGCCATCCACGCATCCGTGAAAGGCTTGACTTCCGGCACTAGCTTGTTGCCCTCGCCATAGCATTGGACAAGCTTCAGATTACTTTCCTTTACGCTTACCTCGGCGCATACGAACGGCTTGTCTGGCTCTTCCTTGTGTCTTATGAAGCAGATGACACTCTTGCCTTCCGCTTGCCTCCTGTCGTAGTCCATCCTTCCCACACAGATGTTCAGAGCAGAACCCTCGTTGATCAAATCCGTCTTCCTTTGGGCAATCTGAACTGTGTAGTCATCGGAAGAGTAGGAGAGGAACGAGAACTTTCTTGCCACATCTGCCATTTCGGAACTGATTTTTGCGCTCTTCCTTTCCTCAATCTCGGCAAGGTACTCGCCATACTGCCGTGTGTAGTCATCGTGCATCTCCTTGAAGTTCTTGGGATAGATGACCTTGGTGTCGGCTAGGTTCAGCTTCAGCCACAAACAAGCTTTGATGTAGTCATAGTACGTTCTTGTGCTGATGTGGTTGTTGGATATCCATTCACAGAGCCGTTCCCTTGAGGTATGCTCAAGCAGTCTGGCATAGATATCCCTGTCTGTAGTGGCGAGGTTCTTGGCACATTCCATGCGATAGCAGAGGGAAGTGTAGTAGTCATGTGCAGAGCCTTGAGGGTTCTTCCTCCATGCGTTATGAGCCACCTTGTAGGTAAGTCCTTTGCACTCCTCGTGGTGTCTCTCCAACCATCGGTGGAACAGAGGCTCTTTGCTCAACCTTTCGCAGCTCTTATCTGTAATCATGCGATACAGACCGAATTTCATGAGCATCTCTGCTTGTTTCGGATACTTGCGGAAGATTCGGATGTACTTAATCGCCTCAATGTATGGGTGGTAGTTCCAATACTTGAGGGTAGGGTCAAGTGTTGTCACCTCATCCACATTCAGACATTCTCGATAGATTCGTGATGTGTCGAACCATTCCTTGATAGGGGAGAACTGGGGTTCATAGTCAAGCTTGCCACCATAGCTGAAGTATTTGTCCTGCTTCTCATACCCATATGAGTAGACCCCACAAGCCATGCCATAGTCGGTTGAGTAGACATTACGGATGTATCCCTCTCCGTTCTCTCGGAGATAAGCCAACCTCTGGATGAAAGTGCCTTTCCTGTTCTTGCGAACCCCAAAGATTGTCTCGTACAATCCATAGTGTCTGCCGATCAGAGAGCAATACGTGGTTGTGCCGTTGTATGTCCTCTCTGCGAATTCCCTAACGGCTTTGGGGATGTCATCAACATGTTTGTTTGCGTAATCCAAGAACATAAGCAACACCTCTCAGAAATCGAATGTAAGCTGGTCGATGAATCTCATCGCCACATCATGCTTCGACTCCTTCTTTTTCTTCTTTGGGGTTGTGGTTGGATGCTCAGACGGAGTCTTCTTCTGAGGCTCTTTCTTCTCGAAATCAAGAGAGTCCTCAAGAATGTAGTGGACTGCCCATCCCCATACAATCTCATCATCGATTCCGACACAGACTGCACCAGTCTTTTGGCTCTCGGCAATGGTCTTCTTGGCCTCGGACTCAAGGTAATTGACCACTCCGAACATGGTCTTGTTGTCCTTCTTGACAGCCTCTGCGAGGGCATCGTCAAACTTCACTCTCTCCGACAGATACTTCGCAATGAATGCCTCTGTCCCATTCTTCCCTTCGATAGTCAAATCCACCATCTTTCATCTCCTTTTCCCCAATGGGGAATTCGGTTGACTCAAGCTTCTTCTCCAGCTTGGAGTCTATTCGTTTCGCATAATCCGACTCGTTTCGGATTGCCCTAATACAAATGGGGTCTTCCGACCCCATCAGCATCTTCTTCAGTTCTCCTCTGCGTCTGTAGCAGAGACTCCGTATGTACTCTATCTGCCGTCTGTTGAACGGAATCCACAGAAACTCCTTCATTCAAGTTTCTCCCTCACACCGACAGAGTAGAAGAAACCATCACGACCATACTTGCTTGCCTCATCGATAAGTTCGGCTTCAATTTCAGCCTGTCTTCTGCATTCTGCAACGTATGTACGTTCAACATACGGATATGTGTGTTCGATCACAGTGCCGTCATCCAATTCTGCACGAGCGTACCATTCCGGATTTTCGTAAACCTCTTCGCCGTTCTTGTCCTTCATCTCACCACCTCTCAAAGAAATCGCACGATGTTATCGTGTCGCTAGGATATAACTTGTGGAACTCCTCTGGAGCATTGCATTCTGGACGATTGCAACAGTTTTGGCAGATGTTGTCTTCCATACCGATGTCGAATGCGTCCATCATCTCCATGCCGTCCAGTTCGTTCGCTTCCTCAAACGTCATCTTTCTGACACCCATCGGCTCTCTCCTTTCTTGCGATGGCATAAGCCATGTCCTCTGACAGACTGTCAATCTCAGCGTTGATGTTCCTTCTTATCTCCTCGATGGAGAATACTGTCATGCAGTCATAGTCCATCACGAGCAAGTAGACAGAACCAACATCCACATTGGGGAAAGCCTCAATCTGATACTCTCTGTACTGACCAGCCGTCTTAACGATGTCGAACCATCCCTCGAATGCTCTGAACACACGAACCTCAGCACCATACCCACCGGATATGTGCGCCAAGATGTCTTCATCGGAGTTCATCTTTATGAACTCCTTGTCGAAGACCTTGATTGCGTTGTCGTACTGTTCGCACTCTTCCTCTGTGTCGAAGAGCATCTTCTCGTTCTCATCAGACTGGAACATGCTCCCATAAAGCGTCTTGATTTCCTTCATGTCTAATCCTCCATGACCTTGCCCAGAAGGTCTGTGACGTTTCTCATGACCTCACCCCTCAAGGTTGAGAGGTCAATCCATGTCACCCAATCGCCACCATCGTTGACCACCCCAGCTATGAGATGCCCTGTCACATCATCCTTGGTATGGTCGAACAACTCGGAGTACTCATCCAACCCCCATGAGTTGTCCAAGCTGTGTGCCTTGACGGCTTCGTGGAAGTCCTTGAGGGTGAACTCCTTTGTCACACGAGCAACGAACTGCGATGTGTCGTATGCACGTGCGATCCACTCAAGCACAGGGTGAGGGGAAATCTGCTTCACATACTTGTCGAACAAGTCTTCGCCCTTCTTCTTCTGCTCTGCATACTCCAATTCACGCTCATGCAAAGCACACTCGTGCTGGTCTTTGAACTCCTTGCCGTCCTTCTCTGAGATGTAAACCGTCCTATGGGTCACATAGGTTTCCTCTCGTTCTTCAGTTCTCATAAACGAACTCCTTCAAATAAGATTGCCCCACCATACGATGGGGCGTGTCAGTAGGCTATTTCGCCAATTCCCTTACTGTCCCTTCCGAGTACATGTCCCTTTCGATTGGGAGTCCGAATGGTGGGAAGTGAAGGCTCTCCAGTTCGCTGAACATGAAGTACCCCCATTCCCATCCGTATCCAAGATTCACATATCCGAACATGTACCAGTCATTGCCGACTCTGTCGGCTTCCGTCACAAGCCATGTCGCAGAACATCCACCGAAGAACTTGACTATTACTTTTGCATCAAGTCCTTCTCCGTCATGCGAGCCACATGGATTTGCGAGTAGCTTCTGCTCAATCTCTTTCGTAATCAGCTTCATTGTTGCCCCTCCTTATTTGACAACCTCGTAGATGTACTCTGTGGACTCGGTCTTGTCATAGCATCTATGGCACTTGAAGCATGACCTTGCCCCACAGTTCGTCCTCTCGGACTCGAACCCATCGACTGTGAACACCTTGACTGGCATCCCCAGTTCATTCTCGACATTTCGGACTATGCCCCTATCGACCTCAATGCCAACCCTTGATGATGAAAGCACGATGTTAGTGCATCTTCTGAAGACGGACTTCTTCTGTTCGTCGGTCTTTCTCCAAGCCTCAAGGAGCAATGTCCAGTTCTTAGTCCACCATGCGATGTGGATTTTCTCTTGCGAGAACATTCCCACGAGCCAGCACAAGTTGATATAATTAAGTGCCTGTGTCACAGTGGCGATGTCCCCGAAACTCTCCAGTCTGAGCATGGGCGAATTGTTTATTTCGCTTGCCTCGACCAGTTCCATAGCCAATGTGAAAAGCTCCTCTGTACCCAACAACCTATTTGCGAGTATGTCTGCATTCTCGTTGAGGTTGTTCTGAAGGTTGGTCTTGTATGCCAATGCCCTTATTGCGAAACACACCATGCATATGCACGGATGCCCACCATCACGGATCTGACGCATGAACTCTGCCTTCGTCATCCCTTCTCCATGTCTTGCAAGGCACAGAGGATTGTTCTTGCAACTTGATGATACCGACAAGACGTTCTCCATCTTGCCACCCATGTCATAACTGATGTTTATGACATTCTGTCTGTCCTTAGGTCTGTTCATGCTATCTTTCTCCCCCATGAGATTGATTTCCCAGTCTTCTGCGCCAAGGCATCTGCATAAAGCCGTGCCTGCTCGTAATTCCCAATGAACGAGTCTGTGTCCAATGGTCTGTCAAGTTCGTCCAAGATGATGAAAATGTATGTGTCCATGTTCAGTCCTCTCTGTCCTCTTCCATCTGCCAGTAGTCCTCGTAGAACTCCTCTCTCTCGCCTTTGTAGGCTTCATCCAATACGTTCGGCATAGTCATTCTCCTTTGCCTTTGAAATCTGCTGTCCTCATACAAGGGCAAGTGAATTGTCAAACCAAGTGCAACACTAACTGATTGACAGTTCCATCTCAAACAATTCCTTGGGTGATTTGAATCCAAGGATCTTCCTAGGCCTGGAGTTCAAAAGCTCCAGGTTCTTTTTCAATGTTTTCTCTGACACATGCTGAAGGTTCCTCCCCTTCGGGTAGAACTCTCTCAGCAGACCGTTGCTGTTCTCGTTCGATCCCTTCTGCCAGGCGCAGTAGGGATCCGCGAAATACATGTTACAGCCAAGCCTCCTCTCGATGCTGCTCCAGTTCGAGAACTCCGAGCCTCTGTCACAGGTGAGCGTCCTCACCATCCTCTTCGGAAACGCTCCAAGGGTTCGGAGTATCGTCTCCTCCATAGTGTCCGCCTTCCTGTTCTGCATCTTCACCGCGATGTAGAAACGGGTCTTCCTCTCCGCGAACGTTGCGAAGCAGGCATTGCTCTTCCCAATCCCGCTCACGACTGTGTCGAGCTCCCAATGCCCGACCTCCCTCCTGCTGTAGACCGACCGGTCCCTCTTGCGTATGCTCTTGCCGGCATTGAACTTGCCTCTGGTCTCCTTGGCGCCCCGGCTTCTCCCCTTGCGCCTCAGGACCTTCAGATTCCCTTTCTCCAGAT